TCCCAGCGTAGCTAGTTCTCTGCTCTGTCGTTTGTAATTAAACAGTTCTAAAGTCACTGGAACAGTGTTGCAAGCCCAACAAGCCCTTATAACATTGGCGAAGCGAACATTACCCCGCGAGGGAGAGGCATTTCTGCCGACCATTATGCGTACAGGATTGCGAAGCTTGAAATGGTAATTGTCCCATTGAGAGTACACTACAAAAGTACACCGAGCCAAGCAACCCCAAGGCGGTAATGGATAGATTCACGGTGGTTAAAACCACCCACGTTGTTCCTATCTCAGGGCTCAAGCCACTGAGTTTCCCACTTACCGAGAGTTTTTATGAAGTACATTGTAAAGGATATCATCAGCTACGTATTAGCTATCAAGACAGCTTGGGCATTAGCCGCTAAGAAGGGTGAAAAGGAAGTACGCCTTAATCTTACAGGTAATATATTGACAGCTACAGCTATGGGAGGTGGGGCTATACTCCACTCCTCTATTGAAGTAGAAGGGGTCTTAGATGGCACTGTCTGGGTAGATGGGGCGCAGTTAGTTAAGGTGTCCTCGCTAGTCCCTGTTGGGCGTGAACTGACTGTCACATTAGGTCAGGCGCTGATGTACCAGGTACAAGGGTACGCATCACAGGATATAGTCTTATGTGCCTCGCACCCTACATTACCTAATGATATGGGTGTGAAGACACAACTATTCTCGGGTGCTAGTGTTGACTTGACTAGCTTGAATTGTGAGGATGGGAAGGCACTATCTACCTTATCGTTACAGGATTATGGTGTGGTACTGAATAGTAATATATCGGGTGCAGTAATACGTACCATTATCCCCACCGCCTACACGTGCGCCCTACCCGTATTCACAGAGGTATCTGTACATATCCTCACTATCATGAAGAAGATGAAGGAGGCTGTACTTTACCATCACGGTAAGAGTTACTTGGGGTTAGTAGATGGGTGCGTGGAACTATTGGTACCACTGACAGACTTCGCTAAGAATGACGTAGTGGATACTATATCTGCATTACCTAGTGTGTATACATTAAGGGTACAACAATCAGACTTCCTATCTGCCCTGAATTGGAGTGCACTATCAACACCCACATCAGTCACCTTATCTTACAATGACCCCTTCCCTTACATTGAATTGACTGTCACCGGTACCACATCTCCTACTAAGATAGCCATGACGCAACAAGAGTCTGAGGATATGGAAGATGCTATCCTCACTATGGGTGATAATAAGTATGCCCCTACTACATTACTATCAGCCCTATCCGCATTACCTAAAGGGTTGATTACATTGACAGGGAAGTCATTCCCCGCTACCGATAACGAGAAGGCTATGGATATGTTATTACTATCCTCGCACAGTGATAGCGGCACTACAGATGTACTAGTTAGTGCATTAGCATAATACAACACACAACAATTAGGTACTTCCTATGACCTCGCATAATATCGACATCCTCAGACAGCCACACTGCCCCGACAACACATTAATCAAGCCGGGTAGGACATCAGATGCAGGCTATGACCTATCACTGGCAGACGATGTGATAATCCCCCCACTATCACAAGTACCACGGGAGATGACACGTACAGCGCCTCTCAGTGCCATTAATCAGAACATCTTAGATAGTATTGGCTATAAAGAGGGGGTACTGCCTAAAGGCTCACCTTACACTATCAAAGATGATGCCCTATGGCAGATGCAATACAACCCACCCCTATTCCGCACAGGCATTCATACACTCCCACAGGATGTACAACAGGGGCTATGGTTCATGGTATGTCTGCGGTCATCTACTAGTACACGGATAGGGTTGAGATTACATAACTCTATTGGTGTGATTGATAGTGAGTACCGAGGTGAGGTATTGCTAGCCTTATACAGTGCATATGAGGTACCGATTATCCTTCTCAGAGGGGAGAGGGTAGCTCAATTGATACCAATGACAGCACCGGCTACTAATCTCTTCATGGGCACAGATGTATCCATCTTACAGGTACGTGATGGTAGGGGAGGTGGCTGGGGCAGTACCTCTAATGCACAAAGTAATGACCCATCATGGTATGGGATGTCTGGGGGTGCAGTGATAGCATCCTTCGAGTCATGATGCCCCCCGTATTAGCTACGCCAGCATTTACTAAATGTACTCGGTGTGCGCTATCAGAAGGGAGGAAGCATGACCCTATCCCCGGTAATAGCCCCTGCCCCTTAAAGGATGTACGATTGATAGTGATATCTGCATACCCTGGCGCTGAGGAAGTACGTGCGGGGCAAGCACTATCTCCATCTACAAGTAAGGTAGTGAATGCTGGGAAGATCTTCCAGACTACTATAGCCACTGTATCTAAGGAGTTAGGGTTTGACCTATATGCTGTCACGTACCGTACTAATGCAATGAAGTGCCCCCCTAGGGGTAAGAAGGGTAATCAATTAGTAGGGCCTAGAGATACATGCAAAGGTTGGCTACTGGCTGAACTATCGGGTATACCATCATCTACCCCTATACTATTAGCGGGTAGTGATGCAGTGCACTCCCTACTGGGGACATCACTATTCGATAGCCGGGGCATTATCCACTACTACAATAATCATCCTGTAGTGACGACAGTTAACCCTATAGAGGTTGAGCGGTCTGCACGATTCACCCGCACCAGTGATGGTCTAGTAGTAGGTGCACCCCCTTTGATAGGGAGTACAGGGTGGTTATATAAGAGAGACTTAAACCTCTTGAAGACATTGATACAGAGCGCGCCTCAGCAATCGCAGCCATGTGGCGCTCACACTACTGACAAGGAGGCACCACAATGAGTGCAACCATTAGAGACGGGATGGCCTTAGCTAATAGGAAGCGGCCCCTCACACTTGATGCCGTACAAGGTCATGACATACTGTGCAAGACCTTATCCCTAGTCATAGCCAATAACCTATGGGCAGAACACTCCCCCCTATTCCTACAAGGGAGTCCCGGTAGTGGAAAGACCACCCTCGCACTCCTCGGTGCAAGGGCTACACTATGCCCTAATAGACCATTGGGCTCCTCTGCTAACTGTGGTACTTGTGATACATGTACTGGTAAGGACACCACTAACATAGTCCAGTACACGTGCACAGGGGCTGATGCTGATGCCATAGCTAACTTAATTGATATAGGTAGGGGGCAACCATTACCTAAAGAGAATAGCCCCCGTCTCAGGTTCTTCATATTGGATGAGGTATCCAATATGTCCAATCAACAATTGAGTAAGTTCTTAGAGGTACTAGAAGGGAGTAATCCATTCAATGTATGGGTAATGATATCTATGAAGCCGGAGAGAATGGATACTACATTATCTAATGCCCTTCTCTCCCGCTGCAGTACCTTCACATTACCACCCCTCACTACTGAACAGGTAACTGATACCTTAGTGCATGGGGGTGTATCTCGTGATGTAGCATCCGCTATCAGCCCATACTGCAATGGCAATGCACGCCTCGCATGGAGGAAGTTCGATAGTCTACTACTACTGAACCCTGACGCTACACCAGAGTGGATTGAAGGTAACTTGGCAGGGGGTGCTACTATTACTAGCCGTAACCTCATGTGGCGTAAGTTACATGAAGGGGATGTACAAGGCATCATGGCCTTAATCAATGGCTGGGCGTGTGATAGTGATACATTGATATCCTTACTGAAGGGTGATGTTGTAGAAGCTATGTGCACTAACCCTGCACCTATACAGGCTAAGGTATTGCGTGGCCTTATTAGTAGTAAGGATACAGACACTATGTACCTCCTCCTATCGTTCGTTGGTAAGGATGTATTGAATCGCTACACACCCGATAGTGATAGGCTTACTAGCGCTATACACGCTGATAATATAACCGTTGGCGCATTGGCCAATGTAGTTGCAGGATCTGCATGGTCACTATTAAGGGATAGGTATGCACTGCATATACACTAATAGACACCCGGAGTGGGTACTATATCACCTGAAGATGGCAGGTAGTAAGGGGCGGGTTATAGACTCTATTAAGGAGGTAGACCCGCCCTCTCCTTTTGGGGAGCAGCTAGTATACATCATGACCTCAGAGCCACCCTCACTGCCCCCTTGGGGTGAGCTCTGGGTATGCGGGGATAAGGACAATGATACACCGGACATAGATTACGGCAGGGATATCATCAGTAGTTGTCTCGGTATATTGGATAGAGAGCTATGTGCATGGTTACTTAAGAAGTATAGTGATTACCCTGGCGCATTGGAGAGATTACTACTCAAGCTTAAGGTAGTCGCAGTAGTTAAAGGGGCAGTCATTACTATACCTGACGTGATAGACCTAATACCTACCTCCGATGCCACCCCTTTCTTATGGGAGTACCAGAAGACTGTAGGGTCTGCACAAGGGTTGAAGTTATTACATGCCTCCAGTATCACCAATAGTGACCTGTGGAAGACGTACATGGTGGATAGTGGGCTCATGAAGTACCTGAAGGTTTATCACCCTCAGCTAGTATATAGCTTACTATCCATGAGGGTTGAGGTTGATAGGGGTATGCGTATATTAGATAGTGCATTACTATGGCACCTATCTACTATCAATGCCATGCTCTGACATATCACTTAGATTATGTGTTAGCATGGCATTATCGATGTGTAAACAATAGCTTAGAGCAATAAACAAATGTCTGATACAAACCTGACTAGCTTATTCTCCTTAGATGATATGATGGCTGCTATGGCCAACATTGAAGGGGTGCGCGATACACCAGCCCCCACAGCAGATGACCTCTATGAATCATCAGGTGGTAACTCCTACACTAAGTGGAGAATGCCTACTGATACACGCACTGCATTGGTGGCCAATAAGGTAGATGTATCTCGTGGCCCATCTATCTCGTTATCTAAGCCTGGTAACTATAAGGAGACTGAGAAGATGTACTCCGTAGTGAATGGCACCCCCACAGAAGTCTTTCCCACCACATTAGTGGGGGTGATGATTAATGTAGAAGTACGCCCATCACGTCAAGGTAATAGTGGGGAGGGCACTGCTAGTTCTGTAATTGGCATCTGCCGTGGTAATGAGTGCATTAGACGATTGCCATCCAATGAGACGGGCTTATTCGCTAATGTGTACGAATTCAATGAGAATAAGGATAGCCGTAATACTGCCCCTAGTAAGCAACTGACATCACTTAAGTGGAAGCCTGTAACATCAGAGGGTGTACTACTAGAGGACCTTATCCGTGATGGTAAGTCTACTGCTATGGTACTGAACAAGGAAGGTAAGGAGGTAGTAGCTAGTTACGATAATCGTGGCATGGCGTACATGTACCTTACCCATGTTGGGGTGAGCGTTAAGTTAGCCTCGGATGCTAAGGGAGAGCCTATCATTCCTAAGATGATGAATAAGGAAGAGGCTATGCAGAACTTGGTTACTACCGAGCGACGGGTTGATAAGAAGGTGTTCAAGTCCTATAGCACCTTGCGCCTGTACCCCCTGAATGAATTGATGGATGAGGATGGTACACCTTTAGATGCAATGTTCGTAGGTCTGAACATGAGCAATAGCGCCATGAAGAGTGCTTATAATGAGGGCCTCGCGGGTGTGACACACTTACTCACTGCCTTACTCAATTGCCAGGGGTTGAAAGCACCTCTTGGCCGTACACTATCGGAAGCTGATGGTACTATCTTACGTACCATCAATGACATGGAGTTCTATAAGCGGTTATCTGCATGGACTACTGTAATGACCCTAGGTATGAAGAAGGTACAAGAAAGTACATTCTATAGTGTACCCCACTTCGAGGCCTTCGATGTCTTCGGTACTTCCATCTATGATGGTTATCAACATAAGACATGGGCAGATGCTCGTAATGGTAGCTCTTTGAATGTAACTTACTACAGTGACTATTTGAGAGAGCGTGTGAAGTACAACCCCGCTACCTCTGTTAAGGTGGGCCTGTGGGACAAGTCAGTACTTGAGGCGGGGTTTGATGCAGAGCCTGAGAAGTTCTTACTATCTGACCTAGCACCTGAAGTAATCCCCACACCCCGTAAGGGATACACTGATGTATCGTACCGCGTAGCACCTGCTGCAGAAGAGTACTTGGTAGAGGCTGATGAAGATGAAGGTGACCTGTACTAAGCGTTAGATGATTGATTGAGTACATGGGGCGGCCTATAATGACCGCCCCTTCTTTATGGGTAGAGACATGACAGATATAACTAATGACGGTAATAAGGTACAGGTACAATATGATGGGCATATAGCATTAGTGGACGGGGTAAATAATATCCCCTTATTCTTAGCACCATTCACTGATGCAGATACCGCAGACTACGATAAGGCCGGCCTTCCCACTACTACGACAGGTGAGCTAGTCTACTTACATACACAATGCCAGACAGGGGTACTTGTTCCTACTGGTCTATTAACTAAGGTACTCAATAAACCATACACTGATCGTGTAACTATTACACGTAAGACTGAGACTGCCGTTATAGAGCCCACGTGGGTTATGGGCACACACCTCAGAGACTATCAAGCTAAAGCTGTGAAGACCTCTCTACGTAAGAAGAGGGGCGTTATATCTATACCCACAGGTGGGGGTAAGTCACTCATCATTGAAGAGTTATGCAGAGCACTCAGACATGCACTAATACTAGTACCTAGTAAGTTACTACTGTATCAGATGCAGGAACAGTTGAAGGCCTATGATGTGGGGTTAGTAGGAGATGGGCACTTAGATATAGGTCACCTCATAACTATAGCCATACCCGATACCTTATATAATAAGAGGGCTGATGCCCTAGTTAGGGCGTGGTTAGGTACTATACCCACATTGATAGTGGATGAATGCCATACTTTCTCATGCCCTACGGGTGCTGTCATATCCTCTCTTATGAGGGGGACACAGTACCGCATAGGGTTATCCGCCACACCTGTCATGGATAACTTACTCGAAGGATTAATAGGGCCCTTAGCTTATGTAGTGGCAGAGCAAGACCTCATAGCTAGTGGGTATATACTCGCACCTACTATTGAGGTGGTATATACTCCTCCCCTTGATACACCTATACCGGCACACCTCCATAGGTGGTACATCTCCATGAGGGGTAATGGTTTCAACCCCGTACTATACCAGGCCCTATACAGTCACTGCATCTTACATAACAGTAGTAGGAATCAATTGATTGCAGATATGGCTAAGGAGTACGTGGATAGTGATAGAGGCCCCCTCATCATCATTGTACAGCGTATAGAAGATACCCCTGGGAAGAAGGATAAACATGGTAATGATGTAGATGGTAAGGTATCGCATGCCACTATCTTGGGGCCCCTACTAAAGGCTCGTGGCTTAGAGTATAGGACATTGTCTGGCACCTCTAAGAAGAAGGATAGACAGGAGATAGTATCTGGTCTAGGGGATGGCTCTATTAAGTTAGTAGTAGCGGGTGCTAATATCCTCAAGGAGGGTGTGAATATGCTACAGGTGACTGGTACCATCATCGCTGGTGCGGGGCGTGGTGGGGCGGAACAATCAGGCCTCATACAGCAAGCAGGTAGATTATTACGTGTAGCGGATAAGGCACAACCTACCCTATACATTATCAATGATGATTGCCACACCCTCTTCAGTAATCAGGCACGTACCCTCATTGATGCTTGCGTGAGGACGTACGGTAAAGATAGTGTACAGAACTATGTACCACAGAAGAAGACTGTAGAGTTAGTGCTACAACCTTAATAGGACAGAACAAACATGATGAAACTATACAGGACGGATGATGGAGATATGTATTTACTGCTTACAACAGGTAGGGATTGCTATACTATTGAGGAGATGGCAGTGTACCGGCCATTAGAAGACACAGGTGATACTAAGCCCGAGACTACTTGGTACATCGAGCCCCTTGTGGACTTCCTAGCTGGTAAGCATATCGTCGCCCTAGGTAAACTATCGGGTGATCAGATAGGTGCATTCAGTACTATACAGAATGAGAACTTATGTTCATTAGAGAAAGTACCAGTAGATTAGAGATGCCCATTAACATAGAGTACACAACATGCACATCATAGGACTATCTGGATTACCTAATGCAGGGAAGGATACAGCGGCTGATTACTTAGTACATACTTACGGGTACATTAAGTTGAGTATGGCGCACCCTATACGTGAACTAGTCTACACCCTGTATATGTTAGATAAGGAGTTGATGAATAATCGGTACTACGAGTCCCAACCACTATCAGAGTTAAGTGGGAAGACCATCAAGAAGGTACTTCAGACCATGGGTAGAACGTGCACAGAGATACATGATGCTGTATGGGTCAATAGTGTCTTGAGTGACTTAGACCCTGAGCAACCTTACGTTATCTCAGACGTACGCAGACCATGTGAGATAGACACTATCAAAGCTATGGGAGGGGTTGGTATTTACATTAATAGTAACCAACCCTTACCTAGCGATGGTCGCGATATGGCGCATGAGAGTGAGACACATCATGAGTACTTGGAGAATAGTGCAACCTACTACATAAATAATAGAAGTACTATTCAAGACTACTACAAGAAGATAGATAATGTACTTAGCTGGCTATAAGGAGAGGCATGATCACACAATTAAATATCAATAGGCACTTAAAGAGTGTAGGCTTAGACCCTACTGCAGCCGTGTGGGGGTCTATGTTAGACCTCACATACCTCATACCAGAGTTCCTTAGTAGGGGCGGTAGTTATGATTGCATGATGCTAACAGATGAGGACGAATACCCTCACACTATTATGCGTGTGCAGTACAGTGATAACTCATTACTGCTCAATCGTTTCGACCTCCGAGGTTATGCAGTTATACGCATCACACAAGGACCACCATCCTCACAGGATATAGGGCCTATGGTGCAAGTACATCCTGACCATTTAGATGCAGCCCTTTGCTATTTACTACAGGTACCGCACAGTGAACCATAACCATTACGACCCTGAGCTGGGTATAGCATCCGTCACTACCACTGAGGGACAGATTGTATACTCATTGCTATGTAACCCAGGGACACGCACCCCTGCCGTCAATGCCTCTACCTTAGCCGCATATAGTAGGAGTAGTAGATCTATACCTGAACTCCTAGCGTACCGTAAGGATAAAAGTATATCCGCTGAGGAGGTACTGGATAGAGTTATCAGTGACTATAATCATGACTCTGTGAGAGGGTTAGGCCACCTATCAGTGGCTATGGAGGGTATAGATTGTATTACCGCCATGCAGTTCTTCTACAATCATCACCTACAAGATGGACAAGAGAGGAGTACACGGTACCAAAACTACATTAAAGGGGGGCGGCAATATGCCCCCTACCCTATGAGTGATACTAGTCTTGGACTGTGTCCTACAGCAGTAGGCACTAGCACTACCGACAGTGCTTGCTACTACGAGATATTAGATTACTGGTTAGATGGGTACGAGTACTTCTACCCTTTAGTGAAAGACTACTTAGCTAATAGGTTTGAGGTTGATAGTAAACATACCGCGCTGGTACCGCGTACCTTAGATTGCGTAAGGTACCTCATACCAATGGGCGTGAGTACGTCTGTCGGCGCTATACAGAGTGGGAGGGAGTGGAGTAAGTGGATAAGTACCTTATCTAATAATATGCAGGCTGACCTATCTAATGCCCTCACCACTTTGATGAAACGTGGTTGGGATGGGTATGTACCAGAGGGCGATATCTTAATACGCTTGGGGAGTGGGGAGTCCGCTGATGTACTGGGTATGGTTAACGCTGTCTACGGGTGCAGACCATACTCTATAGAGCCCTGGGATGTGACATTACCTATAATTGAGAACTTCTATGTCACCACACCTGGTGGGGTTAATTACTTTAATGGGGCCGACCCATTACTAATACACCTACACTTACTAAAGCACCCATCCCGTAAAGCTGGCCCCCTACGCTGTGGAGATGAGTTACAGGGACTACTGGCTGCCTATAACTGGAAGAATGAGATAGGTCCCCTGGGATCTGGTAGTAATGTAGTGGTTCATGGTGTAGCAGATATAGGTACTATTAAAGACCTACAGAGACATAGAACACTACCCTCGTTCATACCATTACTACATAGTGAGATGAATATCAGTCAAGACTTACAGGGTGAGTCATATACAATACACCCATACTTAATAGGTACACCTATAGGGCAGGAGATGTTAGCGTATATGTCTGTGGGGTATGAAAAGATAAGACAGTGGATGCAATATTTGAGACTATCATCTGTGGTATACCAGTCCTCTAAAGAGTACCGTGAGCGTGATACGTTAGAGAGTAGAACCATTAAGAACCTACTTCCACATGGTCATGTCACACCTTACATATTCTATGGCACGCCCTATACCTTCATGGGGTACGTAGCTGACCTCAGATCTAAACCAGGTGGGCACATGGCATACCGATTACTGGCGCAAGCATGGGCATGTGAGATTAGTTACCAGTGGCCTTCATGGGGTTGTAAGCTACCGCCCATGCCAACATTCTCACGGGATGAATTCATCGATAGAACTTAACGTGACTACAAGACACACAGATACATTTAACCCGGTAATTCCTGGCCATCCAGTATGAGCGTACCCTCACTAGACTCACCATCTGCTAACTTCAATAAGGTGGACTTAGGGAATGGGGTCATCCTAATCTTCAGTTATAGATCACTAATAGCTATAACTGTACAGGGTGTGACATTCCTATCCAATGAGTGCGTAGGGTATAGTAATACTACCACCAGACATATATCTACCTTAAGGCGGACTATTACCGTCAGCCAACAACTATTCAAGGAGATTACAGAGACATGTTTAATCCGACCCCATCCCCAGACCAGCAACTGGCTATTACAGCTATCAAACAAGGGGAGCATAGGTACAATCATTTAGAAGGGGGCCCTGGGTGTGGTAAGTCTTTTGTAGTGAAGACATTACATGATATGGGGTATCCATTAATTAAGACATCCACTACTGGTATCTCTGCCATCAATATAGGGGGCACTACCATCAACTCCTTACTAGGGTACTTCGATAGTGCAGACATGCGTAAGAAGCATGACAGTGGTCGCATATATGAAGCCCTGCGTACACATGTGGGGAAGACTATAGGGGTAGATGAGACGAGTATGTTATCTGCTGCACAGCTACAGATCATGATGTTAAATAATGAGCGTCTGTATGAGAGTACTGGCGCATGTGTGAACTTCCTATTGATAGGTGACTTTGGACAACTACCACCAGTGAAGGAAGAGCCTGCCTTTGAGAGCCCTTTATGGAAGTATGTACATACCTATAGCCTAACTCATGTACACCGCACCACTGATAAGGAGTTCATTAATGCCTTACGCCACTTACGTGTGGGGGATGCACGCACCGCTGTGCACTACTTCAATGACCTAGGCTTCCATAGTGATATTGATATGTCCTTTGAGGGCACTACCCTATACTCTTTGAACTATGGGGCGCAAGTACATAATGAGTACTCCCTCAGTCAGTTACAGGGGGAGTCTATGTATTACTACCCTATAAAGGAGGGTGACCCATTACCTGAGTGGAAGAATATACCAGACCCATTAGAGTTGAAGGTAGGGGCATTAGTCATCTTACGTAGTAACCAGTGGGATATGGGCTATGCCAATGGTGATCAAGGTTATGTCGTCAGTATGGGTAGTAATGTAGTGACTGTAGACTTATTGAGAGGGGGGCGAGTGGATGTGGCTATGACTGCCATTAGTCACAAGACATCCACTAAGAGGGGTCGTATTACCTTCATGCCCATCATCCTCGCGTACGCCCTCACCACGCACAAGGCACAAAGCCTATCCATAGACCACTTACAGGTGGTATTAGATGACCCTAATGCCGATGGTAATCTACGCTTCATGGGCAGGTGTCATGGCATGGCATTCATGGCCATCAGTCGCGCTACTACACCCAACAACTTACGTATAGTAGGTGACAGGCACTCATTCATACAGGCCTGTTACTGTGATAAGAAGTACCTCCCATATATCCAATGACGTAAGTGCCGTAGGCCACGACTGCCAAAGAGGGTGAGCGACCCTTGGGGAGGTATTATTTAGAAGGAGCACCCCCCCCAGTAGGGGGCATTAATGGCCTATCTGTAGAGGGTGGGTTCTTAAATATAGTCTTCTGATGGTTCCAGTAATTATAGAACTCACTGCCTATGAATCCTGTAATACTTGTGATTAGTAATAGGATGATAGCCTGTATGACATTGAGCTTCCATCCATAGTTGGCTAGCTCCTTAGCATTCAATGCGTCCTTCCTATTACTTTCATTGAGTTGTATATCGTCTATCACTAAACCCAACTCAAAGGATGCCTTATTAGCACTCTGTATGTGTTCGTAGAGGGTAGTATCTATATCCTTGCTGTTACTTCTAACATCTGCTACAGTATCCTTTAACTGTTGTACACTGACCTCAATGGATGTTATACGTGTCATAATGGCGGGCTGCCCATTACCTTCATATATGATGCGCGATAGTTTACGTGTCTCATCTATTAGTAGGGAGAGGCGGTTATCTATACTAGATATGGCTATGGAGTTATTCACCACCTCTGATAGGAAGGGTTTCAGAGCTACTAAAGCATCTTTTAAGTTGGTATTATCCATTTAACCCACTCCCCGCCTGTGCATTATCTATTATATTATCGAATACTCTTTGGGAGTCAGTGACGACCTTCATAGATATACCAGACTTAGGTAAGCCTACAGATATTAGTGAGCGTATATATGACCCCCTGACAGATGCGTTATTCAATGTAATCCATAACTGCTCACTGTCAGGCTCTAACCTACCTTTATAGAAGTACCCCTGCGCTCCCATGCGTAAGGCTTCCAACTCTATATCCCTATCCGCAATGGCAGTGAATACCACTACTGTAGGGTATTCACCAGGGTGATTGGCCATTACACTAATCAAGGGCGCTAGTATTGATGTGGGGTTAGAGTCTGGCAGTAGTAAGTCTAGTAGTATTACATCATATTTATGGGCCTCTAATAGCTTCATTCCTCCTGTCAGTGTACTAGCTACATTTAATGTGTAGTGGTCTTGTCTATGTAGTAAGGCTTCTTGTACCAACATCACATCACTCTTACTATCCTCAATCAACAATATACTTAAATTACTCATCGGAACCCTCTACCTACGCTATCTTATTGATATCTAACCACCACTTAAATGTGGAGCACATGGTCTCAAACAATTGATCTACATCATATGGCTTAACAATGTAAGCATTAGCACCTACTTTATAGCACCTATCTATATCACTGGGGTTAGAGGAGGTAGAGAATACTACTATAGGTACCTGGGACTCTGTCTTCTTTATGAGGGTTATTACTTCACACCCCCCTACGCCAGTTAAGTTTAAGTCTAGTAACACTAGTCTCAAGGGCGTGTCACTATGTTGTAGTGCTAACCTAGCCCCTGCCCAATCAGTAACTATCTGCACCCCTATATCTACCCCACAATCCTTTATAGCTTCCTCGAATAGGTGTGCATCAGTTAAGCTATCTTCTATGATTAATATCCTTTTAGTGTTCATGTCGTTTGATACTCACGTGTACAGTAGCACCACCACCAGGTGTAGCAGTGACCCACGCACTACCTTGATGTATGTGAGCTACCTTCTCTACTATCGCTAAGCCCATACCAGTCCCCTCGAACTTACTCTGTGCCCTCTTAAATGGTCTGAATATGGCTAGCTCCATACCCTCCGGTACACCCACACCATGATCTGCTACAGAGATAACCCAATGTGTGTCTGTTACAGTATGCGTTATCTCTATAGGCGCCCCCTCACCAAACTTAATGGCATTAGATAGTACGTTCTGTAGGCATGCTATTAACTGCACCTCATCACCCCACACTTCTGGGAATCCATTGGGGTCGTACATTATAGTGGGGCATACATCAAACACTAACTTACCGGATAGATTCCTTAGTGCCTTCATTAATACATCTGATAGGGGTGCCCACTTCATAGACTTAGTCTTAGACCCCAAGCGTGAGTACTCTAATAGGTCAGTTAGTAATTCACCCATCCTCTTAGACGCATCTATTGCTGTATCCACGTAATGTAATGCTGCTAATGATACCTCACTCCCATGTCTCTTCTTCAACAATCCTAAGAAGGATGTGATAGTGCGTAATGGTTCTTGCAGGTCATGACTAGCTATGCGCGTGAAATCTTCTAACCTCTTAGTGATGACTGCTAACTCTGTTATATCTATTAATGTGGATACAACCATAGGCTCTAAAACATTATCACCAGGTACGAATAATCTATGCACAGTAAAGTATCTATCCTTACCTTTACTGGATAAGGATATCACTGTCTCCCCAGTCGCTAGTACACTGCCCTCCTCTTCTATAGAGGTTGCGGGGAAGTAATCACCCCACTCTACCTTACCCACCATATCCTTGGGGCTAGTATACCCAGCAGCCTCAGATAGTGCCTTATTCACTAATATAAACTTACCTGTATCATCTTTTATTCCTAGGTATACGGGCGTACTATCGATGACCTTCTGCAGTAACATCTTACTCTTCTTTATCTTAGAGTGTAATGATATATTCTCTACAAGAGCTTCCTTCAAGAGGCTCCCACTTATGTGTAGGGCGGTAGTCTGTAGTAATGACTTATCATCGGGGCTCCACTTGCGCGGGCTATTGATGTTATGTACCCCTACCACGCCCCACACAATCCCCAATACCTTTATTGTGGAGTATAGGTATGACCGTACGCACAGACTATCCACGAGTGCCCTATGAGTAGTGGAAGTGATGGTATCCTTATCCTCTAATGACCAGTACTCTTCGTCTAATAGCGAATCCATTACAGTACACTGCTGCCAATTTATAGTAGGGGGGGTACTACCTGGTATAGGAGCACCCGATGATGCTATAAATGTACCACCAGTATAATCCTCAGTGAATTGGAATACCACCGCCCTATCCGCACCTATAGTCGTAACTAAGTTAGATAAGGCCCATTCATAATTATTACCTTCTTGCATATACACCTCTCGCACTATGATTACATTATGGCAGTGATTCTAGTACATCGGATATGTCCAGCATCTATGATGCAGTATGACCGTTAATTATAGAGATTTAGTACGCCGCCCCCTACAATAAATACCATGGATCCCAATACACTCGCTCGCCTCAGTGAGATACACGCGCACAGTAAACTCACAGATCTAATCCCTACATTAAAGGTAGGCTCTAATAATTGCCCCTACTGTGCCCGCCCTAGCTTCTCTTTGAATAGTAAAGGGCTAGGGTGGTGTTACTCCACTAAGTGCCCCAGTCATGGGAGGGTGGTAGATGTCGTACACCATTACCGGTGGGTACATAATATGTGGGGTAGCGGTAGTTTCTATCAGGCAATGGATGCACTGGAACAAGAGTATGGCTTATCGACTACCAATGAGTATATGGATGTGAAGATATCTATATTGGAGGAAGTACTATCTATATACCAATCATTACTACATAGTGGTGAGGGGGTACATGCTATGGCTTACCTGAAGTCTAGAGGGTGGACTGATAAGACTATTGCGTCCGCTGGTATAGGTTACGCCCCCCACGCACAGACATTAATCAGTTATGGCTTAGATATTACTAGCTTACAGAACATAGGGTTACGTTCTACTGAAGACTCCGAAGGTAGGGACTATATGGGTAAACGTATCATCTTCCCTATTAAGGATATTAGGGGGAAGGTGGTACATCTAACAGGCCGGTATATCTACAACATACCTTTACGTGAGGATGGGGAGCCTATGTTCCCTAAGTGGAAGCACACTAAAGGCTCAGGGCTTACAACTATATCCCATTACCTAGTCGGGGAAGAGCACATTACCTCCTATAAAGATAGGGGTAATCCTTACGTGTACCTAACTGAAGGGTACCCTGACACCCTATCCCTACATAATCTATCATTGCCAGCCCTAGGTACATTAGGCTTGCAGGGATTGCTGCACCATTACCATAAGCTAGAAGGGTTCGAGGAGATCATATGTATATATGACTCTGATGTACATGCAGATGATCACCCCTATTACGCGGGTGAGTATAAGTCGTGGAGGGTAGTCATACCGCAATTGATTGAGCTACAGACGTTACTGCCACATGCAATGATAAGTATATGTATATTACCTACAGAAGGTTCGCACATGGTAACTAACAAACTATTCACCTCCAAAGACATCAATGAGTACACATTAGGCACCGGCTGTAATGGTAGGTCATTCACTGCTATGGTTGAGAGTAGAAAGATATCCTTGGTAGAGTACCTCATTGGTAAGTATGGGCGCGACCTATCGTGGCATAAGAAGCTCACACAGTTAGTGACGGCTACAGGTCGCGGTAAAGAACTACTGCAATCATATGTCCCCTCATCTATGTCCCCTTTAGAGTATGTACTAGCTATATGGGGAGCTTGAAGTATGCTGTGTGGTTAGAAGGGGCCTACGATGACAATATAATTCTCCCCCTAATACTGATTGGTGTAGAGACTGTAGATGATGTAGTAGTGTCCTCAATGCACTACACCCTATGGTCACAAGATAAGGCCACTGTAGAAGAGTACGTAGACAGATTACATAAGGTTATGGGGTGGGATACTAATGTACTCTATGACCCCACAGCACTCTCAATAGCTAAGAAAGGGGGGAAGTTATTGAGAGGTGCTTACATTAGCTTATGGGATCAGCTATTCCCTACCTTACACCTTGAGAGGTACGGATGTAATAATAGGCGCAGGCTTAGGGAACTCATAGCGGCTATGCCCATACCCCCACCCTTTATAGCTCACAGCCCCTAGATCAGTTAATACATACACGCACAAAGATATGAATAACTTAATAGCAGACGTATTGAAAGCATTACCGGCTGGTACTAATCTAACGACTACCTTGATGGTAATAGATTACATACTATGTACCACTCCCGTATCAGTAGGTGAAGAGGTAGAGGTGTTAACCCATGTACTAGATATAACTAAACTACTGAGATTAGAGTGGGGCCCTGTATTCACACCCGATATTCTGGCATTAGCATTAATGGGGCAAGTGCCTACAGCTACTGGTAATGTAGATAAAGGTATCGCTACCACCCATAAAGGTATCTGTAAGAAGAGAGCCTCCCTCTACAATGAAAAGGAGGCTGGTGTATGTACTATGGCTGAAACTGTACGCGCTACCTTTCTACGGGAGTGTTAGCAACGCTAGGAATGCTTCCTCGCTGTCCACTCGGAGAGGGGACAAGAGCATCCTGCGAGGAGGGAGCGCAGCAACCTAACGACTTTAGTGGGTGAACTTGTAGCAAGTGGTACCACCCCAAGCATATAGCATCTGCTAACCCATCCTTCTTCCTACCTCTAGCCCCTGTCAGTACTGCTTCTGGGAATAGGGTATTAGCTAATGTCCACGTCCTAGCCTTTGTATCCTTAAGTGGTGGCACTACTGGATTACCTATTACCTCTTTCACCTTAGATAACCATACAATAGGCTCTACTAATGTCAAGGGCTTATCAGAGCCTAATGCTATACATGCCTCTAACTTACCATACCCTCTAGCATGATTCCATGTACTCATAGCAGAGTTACCACGTCTACACCTCTGTACCTCTAACACAACCTCATCATAATGTACCTCTTCTAACCAATGTATCAATGTCTGCAACCCCTTCGCAGTGTCTAAGTTAGGCATATCAAATACCTCTACTAAGGTAAACATACCTCTGAAGTTAATTGATATATGAGCTATGCCTCCCTTAGCCCCTGGGTCTATTGCTACTACCGTCCTATCACCTAATGCAGGCACTGCCCCCTCTTTATGTACTGCCATATGTTTTACTACTAAATGTAGTGAGTGTGTTATACTTATAACATAACACATTCCGCATACCTAATGCAAACATTAACCTCCCCAAAGACTGTCTTAGCTAATCCCATCATATCCACTAAGGATATACCCAGGGATCAATACACTTACTATTCTGTCAGTAGATTACAGACTTACTTGAAGTGTGGTGAGGCATACCGCTTACAATACATAGAGAGACAGAAGAGAGAGTACACATCCTCATACTCCACAGTCGTGGGTTCACTAGCGCACAATGCACTAGAGATGTACTTTTTAGGTAAGGGTACGGTAATAGATATGTTTGAGTCTACCTCTGAGGCTTGTCTCATTGACTTGAACCTTATAGATGGTAATGATGGGGATATATATGCTGACCTATTGCGGTACGCGCATGGCGTGCGCTCCCTATATGAGAGGGCTTCTATATCCTATACTGGGCCTAACCCTATACGCACTGCTAAGGGGGATGTGCCATCAGTACCACAATCGACTACTGCGTGGAAGGATGCTATGGCAGGCTTGGGTCAAGGTATGCTGAAGGATGGTTTAGATGCCCTATCTATAGGTAAAGGGCTCTCATTCTCACTATGCGATGCCTATGCTGAGGCGTATGCTCTAATGACTAAGTACGTGGTACCTGAGTTAAATGTACTGTATGTCGAGCTAGGATTATCTAAGTATGATGAGCGTATGATAAATCCTGTCCTATTGCCTACTGAATACGGTGGCGGTAAGGGGATACACTTATCAGGCTCTATCGACTTAGTAGCCATGTACAATGGTAAGCTATCTATTATAGACCATAAGACCTCTGCTGGAGCGCCACCTTCCCCAGATGAAGTATCTACTAACCCGCAATTGTTAGCGTACGCATGGGCGTATGAGCAACTCACAGGGCACGTTGTAGAAGGTGTAGGTATCAATCACGTACGCTCTGGTAAGCTTATATGGTCACCACCCAGTACGCACAAGGACAAGGTGCTATCATCATTACTGGGGGTGCATAAGGCTATAGAGGCTGATTACTTCCCCCTACACACACCCTCTGAGTATGACTCACCCTGCACTAAGTGGTATGGTAAGGAATGCCCCTTCAAAGTACAATGCTGGGGTTGTGATTAAATAGATGGGTACCCTACAACCTATAATGTAGGGGGCGCGGAGCTATAGTTCAGATGGATAGAACAGGACATTCCTATCGTCAAGGTCGCAGGTTCGAGTCCTGCTAGCTCCATTAACAATAAGAACGTACTATGACTAAAGATGGCATATATAAGGTCACTACAGGACAATGGGATCACAATAATAAGTATAACTCCCCACAAGGGCCCGCAATTGTAGATGGTAAGCAACTACAGGCATGCGGTAGAATCATAGAACCAGGCGACTCCTTAAACTCTATGCCACCCCCGGGTACCTTAGTGTATATGTTAGGGGTGCCTATTATACCAGATGGTATCTATAGGTTAGCGGATACTATTACATCCAGTGATGATTAACTTATTGAGGTGATGACATGATTACTCCAGGCCCTACACTGTCTGACCCTAATACAGTCCCAGACACTATCAACACTCTTACAGCGCCATCGGTACCTGAGTACATCTACATACCAGAAGATGTGGATGGTGATGACCTATCAGGTGGTACCAATATCTACCTATATGATGATTGATACGCCTATAGGTGCTGTACTCATCCCAGATGAGACAATTACTTACCAACCAGCACGCCGCATACCACGTATAACAATTGATGTACAAGTAATCACAGGAGCTATTATCAGTGGATATAAAGGACGTCCAGCCAGAACTAAGGCGACTGTTTAAAGATATGGGTCGCAATGAACTACAGTCATTACAACAGCTACTCAATACTATGACAAGTAGTGCCGTGGGCCACGACCCTTCTTGAGTGGGGTGATGAAGCTAGTACATACCGCTATCAATGCAGAGCTAGAAGATATTAAGACAACCGATGTACGTGATATGTTGACCACCCTATCAAGGAGTACAGTCTAGCAACGCTGGGAGCGTAGCGACCTACTCTCCACACATACATAAGGATTACCAGTAATGGATTCAATAAGTAAAGAAGGGCTACTCAGCCTACTACAGAGTAAGGTCATGACACAGGATGAGATCATTGCACTAGTACAATCTATGGCCCCCTTAGAGCCTGATAAGACCATACTCAATGGTTACTACGGTAATGTAACTCCCACCCTGGGATTACTGGGTACAGGGCCCGATTACCAGTACACAGGACTATTCCCAGGGTGGCTGGGGTAAACATACGACGGACCCTATAATAAAGGGCCCGTCGCTATATTCAATAGAGATAATTGTATAGGACTATGCTGCGGGCATTATGGCCTTAATGATGGCACCCTTCTCCTTTAAGCGCCTCATTATCCTCTGCTGTGCGGATGGGCTCTCCATCCTTATCTCCTGCAGTATGATGTCTGCTAGCTCACGGTACGTATTCATCTGGTGTAAAGCCTCTATCACTTGCCTCGCATCCTTGACTGAGGAGCGTATCTGCCCTATAGCCGCTAACTTCACCTCGTACCTAGTAGTCTTAGCTCTAGAGAACTCACTCTCATCGGCCGCCTCTACCTCCGATAATGTGGTCTGTAACATCATCAATATATCTTCCATACGACTCTTGGTATCGAATATGGATAGGTTGGTCATGGTACTCCTACGCACTACCCCCGATTGTTCATAGGTATTGATCCACTTCTGTACCTCCTGACCACTGATCTCCATACCAGTCTGTGTGTGCACTGCGCGAGCTATCGCTGATGTATCCATGCCATCACAGTACATTGATAGCACCGCCAACCCACACCCCAATCTATCTATGGTATGGACATCATTTAATGTTAACCCCCCTTCTACTGGGGTATCCATGGACGTAATAATGTCATCTATATCTTCTAACAATGTCACCACTGTGGGGACACCTACTAATGACTTACTCAATAGGTAAGCCTTCAATCGCCCCTTCCACTGCACCAGTGCAGACGTTATTGTATCACTCATAATAGTCATTAATATAAAGGGTTACTACCTTTGGGGTACGTGTATACAGTGTATGACCCCAGTAACCCTAAGTCAATAGGTGGTAGTTCCCCATCCCCTACATCACCATTGAGTGCCCAATTGAATACCATATTGAGGAACTTATCCCAGTTCCTGCGTAAGGTTGATGGGTCAGTATTCTTATACCTAGCAATACTATTCTTGGACATACTGGATGCCCTCCACATATGCTCTGCTAAGCTAAATAAGTGCGGGTCAGTTAAGTGTATCTTCCTTATTGCTTCCTTCAAGGCTGGCTTCTCTACTATATAATCTTTATATGTCCAGGGGGTTGTGGCACCGTAATGACTATACTGATCCCTCATGTAGATAAGTAGTGACTCCCTCATCTTCTTATCAGAGGTAATGGGTAACTTACAGTACCCTCTGAGGTCAGAGATATTACTACCAGTCAATTCATGTGGTAACTGTAGTAGTACGTTCTCCATCCACCTATCACACCGCCTCTTCAATGTGGATGGGTCTATGTTATAGGCATTAGATATATCGTCCCTACTGCGCGCAGTGCGCCACACATACTCCGCCAATCTATGCCCCGACCTATTGTTCTTATATACAATACCAAGGGCTGACCTCATCTCTTCGCTAGTGATAGTCACTGTACCGCAAGGTACATCTACTACCCAATCATTACCCGTAGCGAACCCTGATCTTAGGTACGTCTTCAGGTGATCATATATCGGATTAGGGCTCGGCATTCATTACTTCCTATTACATTGTCGTGTCTCTATACCTCCATTTCTATCAATATGGTGAGTGTGTTATATGGGCGTGTATGCTTGATGTGGGCACTGTGGTTAGTTATCCCATGAGCTACGTTAAGGCGCTATGCCCGGGGTATGCGACGGCTTGTATTACAACATCCATGAAGTACACATTCAATGGGCTGTAAGTCTTCTTTACCACAACCTTCTGATTGGTAGTAGACCGGGCCTTATCTACCATCAGAGGGGCAGGCGTGGGGGCCTGTATACTACTAGGGTGCGCTGCTGGTAAGTTCACCTTTAAGGTCACGCCCTTCGGTGTACCATCAGATACTGCCTTCTTAATGGATGCAGTAAGAGTAGCGACTGCCTTCATATCTACTTGCTCCCTAATTGATAGGGTAGTCCCAGCCACTGCACTGGGGGCCATAATAGCAACCACCCTATCATATGAGGCTTGTATGTGCCTCCTCTCCTCCTTGAGGATGACCTCCTTATTACTGGCAGATGATAGTATAGACCTCCATATGTACTGCCCTATGATGGTCTGATTATGTAACTGACCACGTAACTTAATCTCAGAGGAGATCATATTATCTACTACAGAGTCAGGTCTCAGTGCACTATTGGTGGGGGCTGTAGGGCTGTACCCATATATGGATGGGTCTACGATAGATGATGCTACCCTATCCCCCGTGTAATCCATATTGAGCTCTATAGTCTTCTGGAACTCCCACTCTATCGCTTGCTGCGCTGTACCTACAAAGAATGGACTATCTGAACCCATAGGGTTGGTATACCCCTGCAACCACGTACCCCTCTTAGTAGCAAGGAATCCCTCCCCTATCATAGGCACATCTTTAGTAGCCCCCGATAGGGTGGATGTAATCTTACTCCATACTCTCTGCATCCCCTTCGGGTCTAGCGTCCCCCATAACCCCATTACTAAGGCACTAGTTAAAGCTACACCTCCCGCTATAACTGCCCCACCCGCTATCGCAGCAGCACCGGCCCCTAATCCTAATACACCCGCTATACCCGCACCAGCAGCCATTACTGCCCCACTACCCGCCACATACGATAGGCTGGCTATAGCACCCCCTAATGCAATACCGCCTATCGCACCACCTAACATAGCTACACCTGTGGCACCTGTCTTCTTACCTACTGTGTCTACAGTATTGGCTAATGTATTTACAGACCAATCAAATACCTTAGATACCCCCTTAGCAGTCGCTGTCACACCTGTAGTTATCGCAGTGCCGGCACCCCCTAATCCTTTACCTATTGCAGACCCTGTATTACTAACCCACCCATTGACTGAATCTTTTATACCCTGCGGTGCTAGTAAGTTAACTAGACCGTACGTGGCTGTCCCTATCGCACCTATAGCTAATAATCCTAGACCCACTAAAGAGGCAATACTACCGAAGGTTAACCCTACACCTCCTGTAATTAATGCCCCCGCTAATCCAACCATAACCCCTATACCGGCTACCAACTTACCGCCTACAAACATTACGCCAGCCATCACACCGGCGGATAGTAAGCTCATAGCCCCTACATACCCAGCCTCTTGTGCTAACTCCTTCTGCTCCCCTGTTGTATAAGTGGAGTCGGGTGCATAAGCTTCTGCCGCCCTACCGAATGCCCCCCATATATCAGTGGCCTCGAATAGACTGAACACTGAGAATAGTGTCTCTGTCAGAACCCCTGCACCTTTCTGTACCTTCCCCCAATTGGTAGGCTTACTCCTCCTAGCTCTCCACTCTGCATCAGACATACCGCCACCTATACCACGGGGTGTTGATGATACACCCGGCCCCATCCTCCTACCTGGTTGTGTGGTAGCGTGGGGCGTGGCATTATGACCCATATCTATACTCTCACCCAATAGTTCCTCAAACCTATCCGCTACATCTAAGGGCAAGGGTGTCGCCATACCTGCCCATTCATGCCTCATCTTCCCTAGGGGCCCGCCCTTATCTCTTAGCTTATCCAATGCCCTCTGCACTAAGTGGAGTATCCCATCCTCATCAGTCTTCACCGCCCCCTTATTCAACTTCAATAGGGAGCCTGACTGGTGTAACTCGCTCTCCACTACCTCCCTTATTACCTTCTTTATCTCATCCTTATAGGTGCCCACAGGGTCTAATAACTCTACCCCCGTGGGTGTTACTACTGTATTGTATGGCTGCATACCATCCGCAAACCTATTCGCTATAGATGCCTGGAACCCCTCCCCATAAACACTTCCCCATGACTTAGGGTTCGCTACTATCTGCTCTATAGGGGCATTAGTGAATATCGATAGGAATGGTACCCTATACTCTACTACATCCTTACCAACTAATACCTTACTAACTAGAGATGTATTGTCTAAGGCAGTGAAGTACCTATCAACTACATCCAATACTGGCGATGATATCTCATCTACTAATGTACTGACCCGCATAGGCTTACCGTGTACATTAGTCACGGCATTAGTAACTTGCTGTAGGTACGGTTGTGTCCTCATGTAATCACCAAATAGGACACCATTAGTCTTCAAGGAACTATTGATGGCGTCTTGCGCTATCTCTACAATCTGGTGTACCTTAGCAGGTGGTAATATCACAGCACTCTGTGCCACACCCCTAGTAGTGACATTATCCGTAAGGTGTGGGTTTATTGAGTACATCGCCCCATGCTTACCCTCACTTATCGTATATAGGTTATGGGGGGTCAATTGTGTACCGGCAGGGGATACTACTCTCGCCACCCTATGTGGGTATATCTCGTACTCACCCACCTTCCTACGTAAGAACCAATCCCTAGAGTAATGTTTATCTAATGCTTCCTCTATGGCATTCACTTCCCTATTCAAGAAGAACCCACCTACTGATGCAGCAGCAAACATACCCAATGTACCTACTGCTGTCAGCCCTACTGTATACGCTATAGGTGTAGGTAGTACCCCTAGTAACATACGAGCGGGTGTCCATAGGGGACTATCCGTTAAGGATGTCTTACCACTTATACCAGTTGCTACTTCATCCTCAATCCACTCCCCTTGCGCTAGCGGGACAGTGTCATCCCTCAGACCATTCTTACTCACACTGAACGCTTTGATACCATGTATGCGTACCTCCCTCATCATATTCCCGAAGGTACTACTTATTAACTTACTACCCGTGAGTATCGCCCCCATTAGACTACTATCCATACCGTTATAGGCTGGATTCATATCCTCCTTCAACATGGCCGATATTAATGACTCAGGGGGCTGATGCGCCATCTGCTTAGTGACCGCTTGCCTATGTGATAGTGCGAGAGCTATCAAAGGATCCTTAGCAGCAGCCGATAAGGCACCCGCACTAGGGACACTATACTTTCTAGGCTTAGCTAAGGGTTGCATCTTGGCAGTGTACGAGAGTATACCTATAGATGCCCTCCTCAAATGGGCCTGAGTTATTGGTACATTCTCCTTAGTCAATGTCTGTAACTCCCTCATGGCATTGACCATATTGAAGTGTAAGTCCTGACTAGTACCTATTGAATTGAAGAGGAATGATGCGGACATAGAGTACGTGGCAGTTGATAGGTCAGCCCCCGCCCCTTGCACCTGTAAGTATGGCGTCACTCTATCCCCAAACTCGCCCCTCCTCAATGTCACACCACCTAGTACCTGCACCCCCACGAACGCATTGGGGGCATCGAATACTATTAACTCTGACATCTGCTTCCATAGTGAACTGGCAGTAGCCCCTAACTCTTTGCTACCCTTCAACATCTTCCTATTAGTTAGGAGATTGATACCACCACCCTCTTTAACGTACTGCTTCGCTAATAGGGACTCCTCATTAATAGACCTATCAGTGCCCGTAAATAACCGCACTGTATCCCCTATGGATCTCATTAGGCTATTGCCACCATCTAAGTGGTCATATAACCTATCCATACTATCTTTACCCATAGATGCAGTAACTAACCCTACACCTAATGCTACTGCCCCTAATAGAGTCGCACCCTTTAATGCTCTCCTAGGTAATAGGTCAGGTAATAACTTCAACGATACACCTATACCGCGCCCTTTCGAGACTACTGTATCGAGGGCCGTCTCAACTTCCTGGCTTATGTTGGGGGTTATCTGTACCGCCTTATGTATCTTATTATCGTATAGAACCTTCGAGGCATTATGGTACTCCTGTAAGTTACTGGCTAGTGCATCCCCACCTATATCGTGACCCCTCCTCAAGATTGTATCTATATCCTTCTCTAAGTGCGATGCCTTCCACTGCAATATACTCTCCCTCGCTTGCGCCATTATATTATCTGTAGGGGCCGGTCTCTTCCTACGTACTAATCTCATGTACTCATCTACTGTATCCCCGGCACTCTTCCCCATGCCACCGTACATCGTCATGGCAGCAGTACTTACAGTTGCATACATCGCCACTGTCATAGCCCTCTGATATGTCCACCCCCCTGCCTCTAAGTTGGGGATGGCACCTGTCGCATCCGTTGGTGCCTTGTACCCTAATATAGGTACCCATGAGGGGAAGTACTCGCCCTCTAACTTGCGTGTGGATTCAGCATTGAATGCAGCATTACCTCTCTCCTGGTACCCAGACCATGAGGGGGGTTTATCCATACCTATAGCTATACCGAATGTAGATGATGTGAATAGCGTCCCCAATGTGGCCATAAGCGCTAGCACACCCGCCCCCCTACCTATTACCTTCTTCAATGTATTAGGTAATGGGATGCGTGGTCTCCCCATACGGGATATAATGCCAGCCCCTAAGCGGCTCTCCTTAGTTAGGGCCGCTGCCATATACAAGCCACTCCCTGCTACTGCACCTATTACACCACCGGTAGTAGACCCCGCCTGCGATGCGTAAGGGTCTGTAGGACTAGATGACATCACCGCACCAAGGGCACTACCTGCTGCCGCCCCTAATACACCCCATATTAGGGCCCGACCTATATGTCTACCATAGAATGATGGGTCAGTTAATGCGGAACGGGTACCTATTGTTGTAGGTGTCTGCAACATCCCCTGCGCTATAGATGATGGGGATTGTATCGCAGGCATTACCTTCGGCATGAATGCCTTACCAGCAACCATATAATCTACACCAGTCATTGACATACTGATGCGTAAGGCACTACTCGGTAGTATTAGGGCCGTATCCGTTAAGGCAGTCACTACCCCACGTATCCCTTTATCCCACCCCCCATCTAACATGTTCTTCATGAATGGGGTACGTGTTGCCAGAGACCGTATACCCGCCTGTGCTAGGTTAGCAGTCCCTGTTATCAATCCTAATCCAGTGAGTGTCGTCAGTATTGCTGTACGTACCGTAGAGAAGTCACCCATAAATGTCCCAACATTAGGGTCTTCATTCAGGGCCAAACCTACAGTCCCCCTAGCATCCCTTGTGACCTTGAATGGTAATGGTATGGGGATAGATATACCCGTTACAATAGGGCCCTGTATACCTACAGAGTAATAGGATGTACCCATAGTCCTCATAGACCCATCTTCATTATAGGTCGCACCCTTTATACTCTCCGCCATGAACATCTGCAGGTTAGGGAGTACGGCCTGCTTCGCTATGACCTGTGTACCTCCTCTTACATAGCCTGGTTCCTGTTCCTTACCACGTAAGGTCTTCATCCACCCCATCGCATAGTAAGCGCCCATTAACTCAAGGCGTGAAGCATCCCCCGCCCTCGCCCTATCCTTCACCCTTTTGACGTACGTTGTCATGTCTGCGAGTATAGTGCCTTCCTTCTTATTCACTGTCTCCCAATCATCCCTCCCTACCTTCAGGAATGATGTGAACATACCCGCTACTAATCCCAACCCACCTCCTATAAGGGCCCCTGCCAATCCCCTCCTACCCTTACCACCTACTGCCTTACCCACACCTACACCCACTAATCCCAATGCTATAGGGTCTAATGTACCCTCTCTACCTTCTCTCATTGAAGATGTCACGGTACCTATGGCCGCACCTACTACTGCCCCAACTATCGTACCTAATACGATACCCTTACCTCCCATCGTGCGTCCTAGTATACTGCCGGCAGCTACTGCCCCTAATGACCCAAGGACTGTACTATCTAATGTCCCCGATGATGTCATACTCCTTGAGGTATTCATTGCCCCTGCAATGCCCTTTGTTAAGACTGTCATCGCTACTAATGATAGTGCCCATGCGGCAGCCGTATTCCTCCACTTATTACCTTCTAAGGCTGCGAACGACATACGCATGAAGTCATCTTCCACACCACTCATGTGCAGTACTACGCGCGGTGTATTAGGGAATAGTTCTATTCCTACCATCCCCCCATTAAAGGATGTTACCTTCGGGTGTGGTACTGCACCACTAATGGCACCAGATAACTCACTGGCTGTAATATTCAATGCCTTCGCTACCGTATCCCTTCTCATGGCGTACGTGAGTATTCGCTGTCCCTGCTTAGCGGAGGCAATGTAATGTGCTGGCACGAATAACCCTGCCGCTAATAGGTAATCTAGTGGCATACCGGCTACTGTTGGCAGTAACGCATCCCCTTTAAATTCACTAGATACCTGTATACCCTCAGCCCTCAGTGATAGGGCCGTAGTTAATTGGGTGAATATAGATACCCCATCAGTCGTACGCACTAACTTCTCCGCGAATAGGCTGAGGGCTATGATACTAATCGCTGCAGTACCTAACTTACCTTTAGTAACACCAGATGTGGCATCCTTCCCCCACCCCGCACGCACCCTATCTAACTTCTTCTTAGTCACGCCAGACATGTATGATGCGTGCTGCCGTGACCTCAGTGTCTCCCCTATAATGGACATCGCCTTAGAACCTACCTCACCCCTCGCCCCTGGTATCTTGAGGACATCTAACATCACATCATCTATTAATGTTATCTCTCTTACTAATGGATCTACTAATGGCCCTAACTTCATCTGCGTAGCTCTATATATCTCTGCCTGCACCTTAGTACTCGCTATATCCAATGCAGGGTTCATGGCCTTCATACCCTGTACTACCTCATCCTCTACCCTCTGCAGCATATCCGCAGGTATCTCATGCCCCCACCTTATATTACCGCTAGCAAACAGTGACCTCTCCATCTTCGATATAGCTACTGAGGATGCCTCTAAAGACTTCACTACCTCACGCCTCTCTTTAATGTGCTGGAGTATCCTACCTGGGCCTTCTGTTATTGCATTCAATACACCCAGATCAGGGCCGAGGGTATTACTCAAGGCCTTGTACTCTGCTAAGTACTCACTTAACCCACCTGTACCTTGCAGTGCGCGCCCTATTGAATTAGTTACCTCATCGAAGGAGAATATATCACCCAGTACCTTGATGTCTTTAGAACTCTCCACACCACCACCGAAGTGCTTACTCACTGCCCTGAATTGCGTTATAGGTAATGGTACAAGGTCCAATACCTCCTGTATTACAGACGCTACACGTGATGCCCTATCCTTGCCAGCATTCTTTAACCTGAATGTGACATTGGCTATATCATCATCTACCTTCGCATACTTACCCGTCAGTACTACATCCGCCCTCGCTTGCTGCCACGCATTACTAATACGGGGATTAGCTTGTAGTAGTACCTGACTCCTCTCTTCTACATCCCTAATGAATGCCAGTGCTCTACTAGAACTATCATTGAGCTCTACATCAAGGAAGGCTGGTCTCTTCATCTCATTGACTACATTACTCAACCCCTTACGCAATTCTCTAGCCCCTTCCGACCCCTCAGTGTATGGGTCTATGTGCTCTAAGATAAATGGCTTGAGCGTGTTCTCCATCAATGTACCAGACCTCTCTCTCGTCAAGGTAGACATGTGGTACACACTCGCACCCATCCTATCTAGTGAATAGAACCCTTTCATACCATACGCCCCCTCCATTCTCTGAAGGTCTGCCATGGCAGATTCTAATAGTGCCTTACCTTTAGTAGTGCGTGGGTCATGCTGCACCATTATCTGTGAGCCTACTACTGCCTTCCTTTCTACAGATAAGTAATCCACCATAGACCGGGCCCTCTCTAACCCCTCATAGTCTGCCCTAGTGGTACTACCTATCTCACGCAGTAACTCCTCCCTATACTCCGTTACATTGGTTGCCCCTATACCCATGCCCGTAGTTAACTGTCTAGCAAAGATACCCTGTACCATACCCCCTCTGAAGGTATTAGCGGAGGCACCCACATTAATTAGGGATTCCACCTCACCTTTCATCATCTCCCCTAAGAGGATGTTAATAGGTTCACCTATCGCTAAATACAGAGCCACAGATGATGCTGCACCTATCGCTATCTCTGTCCCCTTACTCAAGAACGTCTCGAAGAACCCCTTACTCTCCCCTGGGTAACTTAAGCCTCCCTTACCTATTACCTGCCCATTATCCTTATCACCCCACAGTGCACCACTAGGTGAGGCATATAGGTACGTCCTATCTAATACCCTACCTATTAATCCCGTTATTGAGGGTATGAACCCTACCTCATCCTTATATAATCTACCCCAATCATTACTAGCGCCCCACTCATTGATGGCCGCACCTAAGCCCCCACCAGTTAACTCCTTATCGTACTGTGTCACATAGGATGTCGTTAACCCTACACCTGCACCTAGTAACCCACCCGCTAATGTGCCTATTAGGGCCCCACCTACACGGCCACTGAGCCCGCCCATTAATGTACCTACTAATGCACCCGCCACTACAGTACTGCCCACGTCCTGTGGTAATGAGTTTGCGTTACGCCCATGCTTCGCTAAATACCCCACCTGGTACATTGACGTGGCTACTGACGCATCATCATTAGTTATTATGTTCTCAGTTAGCCCTGCTTGCCTCATTAGGGCATTGTATTGACCACGGGCATAGAAGTACGAACCACCCATAGATGCAGGGAGTAAATACCCCTGATCTTTGCTTGCTAGTGATGCAAATCCTTGCGGTATACCTAATGCCTTGGCTCTGTCTTCTACTACCTGACGCTCTATTAATGCCCTATTAGTTTTAGATGCAGTACTCTCTTGTAGTGGTATGAGCATAGATACTATAGTACCTATTGTTGGATGCTTATACTCAACTGGCATTATGTAAGAGGGGTCACTGTATAATCCCTTACCTTGCTCTACCGTCTTTAACCACTCCTTCCGTAGTTCAGGCGTGAAGACATCGCTACTATAGAACCTAGTGCCTGGTTGGTATGGGTGTGCATACCCTTCTTTTATAAGGGTCTGAGCTACAGACTTACCCTCCCCCGTAATGATGTCTCCTACGTACCTACCAAACTTATCCTTCTCCTTAAATGATACAGATACAGTACCATCACCTACTAACTCTTTGACACGTTCTGTACCTTCCCACCCAAATGGTTGATTGAATGCTTTACCTACTGCTGATAGAGGGTTGTACCCATTACTATTACTGTACCTACTCCATGGGTTTAACGCATCCCATACCTGGGACTTGTGCGATAACTCTGGCGCATCTACACCCTCTAACCTTATAATCTTCCTATCACCGTCTATCTTTACGGTGAACGTATCCGCATCTGCTATATTGGTAATGACACCTCTTACTAACTTACTACTACCTCCCCTACTACTAATAGGCCGCATCCCTGTATTACTAATATCATTACGTACCCCATGCCCATACTGCTGCGTAGGGTATCTCTGCATGTACCCCTCATCCCACCCACTACCACCCATAACATATACCCCCCTAGTTCAGGCAGATAATATCACGTACCTCTGCCTCGCACCACTTCTCACACCTATGCACTAACCCCGCATACCTACCCACTAACGACTCAATGGTCATCAACCCATTACCACGCCCATGCTTGATATCTATGCCCGTTACTACTACACCCGTTAGGGCGTAGAACCCAGCTCCTTCTGGTGTAATACTTACGTCTGTGTAGATGTCGTATAGGTACTTACTATCTACCCATAACTCTAGTGGGGGGCGCCCTCCCTGTAACTCTATAGTCTGTGGGTTACCGTCAGGGTCTACCCTCCCATGTGGGGGTAAGTGAAAGTTATCATAGAACCCACCCTCTGCAGCATACCCATCACATAACTCCCAGGTGCCATTCTTATACACCTTCAAGCCCCTGAATCGCATCTGTATGCAGCACGTATAACATATACCGCCACACCCTACTGGCGTAGGGCTTAATAGTACCAGGGGGTACTTGTACCCTGGGTCCCAGGTAAACGACCCCATGGCGCAACTAGAGGGGGGCAACATTGGGAACTGTCGTGGCATGATCCTATATCTCCTATATGTGTTCTATCTGGCTTATACTGCACTACATCCCTTAAGGTTAGTGGTACTAGGTACTCTATTACGTACCCGCTACCTATAGGTATATCGACACCCATTGTTATATCCCTTAATGACTTATCATATGTGCCCTCTAAGGGCCGCTCCATTATATCCCACGTTATGGGCTCATCGTACCCACTACCACAGTGCATGGTCTCTGTAGTACATGGTGCACTCCTCACTGATATGGGGTTCATAATACCTATGGGGATATTATCTCTCTCCATTAGGTGTACCATCCGTAACTCCATTACCTTGTTATGGTTATGGGGTACCTTCCAGTACTCCTCTTTAATCACCCTCTCAGGTACCCTCACACGTGCTCTCTTCCCTACCATCACCCCATTCAATATAGGTCTCCACATTACGTACTCTACCCTATAGGAGCTATTAATCCCATACCCTACTGATGGTGGTAATACAACCCTCGCTACACCTGCTGTCACACCCGCCATAGGGATATCCCATCTAGTAGGTAATACTACACCTACCTGCCCTCTCTGTGGGGGGTATATACGGAGGTAATACCTAGCTGCTAATACTTGCTCCTTACCCGTAATGGGCGGGTCCTCTTCATGGGGGACTTCAACTACAGCTAATATCGGTACCTTCCTCGTATCCCACACACTACAACAATCCATACAGCACCTCCCTATTCAGACATCTACCTTACCTACTACATATCCTATTTCTAAGATGTGTTATTTAGCTATAGTTATCAAGCATTTAGATGTATATACAATATACTCTATCTGTAGCTGCATTAACTATAGGAGGTACATCTGGAACCCTTAATGATCTTAACTGCAACGGCCTTACTGTCTCTTAATGTGGGGAGTGCGCCAACACTCCCCTCTGAGATAGTGACCATGCTTGATGTCTCTATTACACCAATCTCTCAATCATTTAAGCCACCTGAAGAAGGTGCACCGGGTAGAAGGGAAGGAGGTGGTACCCGCTAACTAAAGGGACAGGATTAATAGGGCCTTCTTATAGTCCTGTCCCTCACCCTACCGTAACCCCTAAGATTACCTACCTCAGATCTCATGGCACGTGCACCTATCTTCTGTGTACTCATTGAGGCTTTACTTACCAGACTAACTGTGGGCGTGGTATCAGTGCTCATCCCTGCACGTAACATGTGCAGATGGCATTGATATACAGCATTGACCTCCGCATCTGCTAAGTCCTTCCCACTAATCGTATGCACTATCTTGGGTGACCCACCATCCTGATCCACACCTCTCAACTGTAAATCAGATATCTGTGTATTCACTTCTGCCACCCATAGTGCATCCTTGGGCCGCACTAACTTACCCGCATATAGTAAGTTCTTGTACGTTGAGTAGTACTGGTACTGTGCACTCCTACTCGCTGATAACTCCTCTGTATATATCCCCGCCTCGTGTAGCACCTGTATTGTGTGCTCACTCTGGTAACAGTCAAATGATAGTCTAGCTACCCTCCTCGCCCTACATACTTGCAGTAATGTACTCTCCACATTACCTATACTTACATTTCTCTTTCTACCCTCAGCATCCACGTACGGTGTCCAATTCAAGTACCCATCTACTTGTATCAACCACTCCTTACCTACCTTTACGGGCCTAGCTAAGGCGAATGCTGCCGTATCCCGCTTGATACCATAATCCATATGTCCATACGATTGCGCCTCATCTGCCGCTAAGCTCTCCAGCCGTAACACCTCAACCCCCGCGTAATACCTTACACCCTGCGTACTACTTACATCTAATGGTACGTCCTTACTATCCACACAAGAAGGCCCCACCTGTGAGGCTACTAACTTATCTAATCCTATGAAGTCACCCTGTCCTGTAGCTCGTATACCTTCATACTCCAATCGTGCTTTTACAGCATTCTTAGAGTATGCAGACGCTATGATAGGGTTAGATCGGGTCATGTTAGGGTTTAGATCCCATGTCCTCAACCTAAATGACAGCATGCTCTGATCACTCTTACTCAACTCCCATAGGCGCTGTATATTATCACCCTTGCACCATGCCGATGATATGGCTACCTTCCTACCCTCACTACCGAATGTGGACACGCCCGCGCCTACGTTATCCCATAGTTCATCCCCTATATTCTTCCCTTCCTCTGTGGTAGTGAATCGTGCCACCTCATCTAATAAGATCATCTTCAGTGAGTACCCTACCAGGGCCGGGCTATTGGTGTGTTTAGAGTACACACCTATGTTCTTCTCGGGGCTACGTATCTCCTCCCTCAATACCTCTAATACCTTTGAGTCTATTAATGTTGAGAAGTAGTTCGAGTATGAGCACCACCCCCTTAACTTACCGAAGAGCGTCTCATTAGCTTGCTCCTGACTCTGTGAGAATAAGAATAGAGCTATAGGCTCCGATGGTAGTAAACCATAGTGCAAGCCTGGGTTAGGTAATAGTAATAGGTTGTAATCTTCATATAAGGTGATGATTGATGCCATTGCAGACTTAGTACCACGCCTCCCTGCCTCAACTACCAATGATGTATACTGTCTACCCTTTACCCAATTAGTCCTCACATCACCATCTTCTGCCACCTCCCCCCACCTACATAAGATGTCCTCTTCCTCCGCTAGCAAGGGCTCATTATAGAATGCCTTTAGTATCGCCCTCTGCTGGGGGAATAGCTTTATATCACCATTGAATAGTATCTCCTCCGCGAACTCCACTATCGGTACATTACCAATCGGCCCTAGGTTCGTTGATATATGCGCCATGAGTTCATCCATGGCATCCCCTAATGTAGCTACTGCTGCCTTCTTAACCATACCCGCACACCTATACACATACCCATACCTTCCTCTAATAACAGAGGAGCAATATGGGCATACAGGACTTAATCACATGAGCACTGTAAAGGATTTACTTACCTCTGATACTATGATACCTGAACTGTTTGAATTGATTGATGGTGCTATAACCTGTGTACCTAAGCCTAGTACAGAGTATTACCTAAACTACTTCCTGCATACCGTAACTTCTACTACTACTATAATTAGTAGTCATTACCTCGGCCCATACCCGGAGACATTGGCAGAGTTCTTAGAAGAACATTACCTACACACCCTATCACAACCTAGCAACGCTCACAGCGTAGCGACTAGTATAAGGTGGGTGTCTAACGTACACCTATCTTACAAACGGAGACATCAAGCTAAACGTACACCTAACCCTAGTAAAGAAGTGTTAGAGACATTACTGCTTGAAGTACTGCGGGAAGTATTAAGGGAACCTTTGACTGTACTTAGCTTACTAATACATAATTATGATGACCACATTGCATGAACTATTCAATCAGATATCTATCGAGTACCAACCGGATGTCATACGTACTACTAAACAGTACTACGTTAATTATGAATTACATAGTGCCCGCCGCCCCTTTAATATAAGTGCCTGCGAACACCTTCCCAATTATTTAGGCCCTTACCCTAAGCCACTAGCAGACTTCATATGTAAGTATTATGTACCATCACTTGACCGTCGCTCTGATACTCACCACTACTGGGTACGTAAGGTTAGGGTAAGTACTCGCATTAGAAAGGGTGCTGTATTAGGTGCAACATTAACTAAGGGAGATATAACGGCCCTTGTGCTTGAAGTACTGCAGGGAGTATTAAGGGGATCTTTGACTGTACTGAGATTACTTGAACATAACGATAGAGGATTGACATGACTATACAAATGACTACACCAACTAATATTGATTTAGTGGGGGCATACTGTAAGGTACATGGTAAGTATGGGGTGTGCGTGTACTTAGATTGGGATTTAGAAGGTACTGCTGTACAAGGCGTACATAATACGGAGGCCTTACTGAATGACCTTCTCTTATGGAAGGATTACTGGGCTACTGCTCACGATGTTGTCATGACCGCTATAAATGATAACATGGTAGTATTCCTCACAGATACTAAAGAAGAACACTGGCAGGTATATAATCAGATTAGGGGTGATGATGGCTTACCCAATGACCCCACCCCTGGTAATCTATATTGTATTACCTTCGGCCCTGATGGAGAGTGGATTACAGAGAACACTTGAGTACTACTGCATCAGAGATGTACTCAAGAACGGTCGCAGCCATGCGGCACTTCCCACGGGTCGCAGCCATGCGGCACTGTAGTGAGCCTCTGGTGAAGTGGCATCAGTTAATGGTCACCTCTGCCTGTATTACCTGCTCCCTTGATAAGTCAGGGGGGCGCCGTACTGTCTCCCCTAATACCTGCCTCACTGATGCCATATCTATATTACCCTGCGCTATGTACAACACATGATCATTGACTGGTATCACCCTATCAATACCCGCACCCATTATCTCCCCTATAGGCACTGCTACACCATCCTGGTATATGGCTAACCACCCCGCACCGTGGGGGAACCACATGAACTTATCATCCCATGACTCTAGTACGTGGTACTCTACAGCCCCATGCTGGCGTATGTGTGCAGTGCTGGGGATGGTAATGGGTGTGGTCACTAAGTACCTTACCTCTAATCTACCCTTGCGTACTGTGCTGAAGGTGATGCGATTATCTGCAGGGAGTATTGAAGGTACACCGGCGGGCTCCACTAAACCAGGAGGATTGATAGATAGCTGCCCCATTGATTGATTATTCACTAGTAGTAAGTACGTGTACGGCCTAGTAAATGTCTGGTACTGTAGATAATACATATCCCCTGTATATGATTGCAGGAGTAATGTCCTATCTAATGTAGATGTGCCGTACCAACCACCATGCGGTAGTACCCTATACAATAACTCCCCATCTATAGTATGTACTGAGTATGCAGACTCTGGCGTGATTGATGCGTGACCGTATAGTTCTTCCCCCAACTCATCGAATAGAGGGAAGGTCTGATCCCAGGGGCTTATTACCTTGACCTCCTCGGGGTGCGATAGCAATAAGTATAATCTACGTATGACCTCCCTATCTGTCCACCCTAGGCCCCTCATAGCATCCACTAAGTTAGGGGCACCATTATATACACTAACTACATAATGTAAATCCCTCTCTACTACCTGTATTAACTCCAGTGGTATCACACCGTCCTCCCCCCTATACGTACTGGTATAGATGTCTCGTACGTTGCACCAGCCTGTATCGTTAACCCTAATGGATCCTTAGCCTGGGGCTGGCACAATATTACCTGCCCACTATAATCACCCCTATTCATACCATTGGCTGCTGTACCACCATAGAGATTACAACCCCTCGCTAATACTACGTGGGTAAAGGGCCCTATGGGGCCGGCTATGGCCGACCACTTACACCTAACCCTCAATATCAAGTGCGTATCGTGTACCTGTAGATCCTCACCCGCTGGTACGTACCTACTATACCCATTCAATGATAGGGCGCCGGCTGTAGGGGAGACCCCTAACTCATATGATACTGCCTCCCTCATCGTGAACATGTACCTCCTCTGGTACTGCTGTGGATTCAAAGCACCCATACCTAACTCTGGCATGTATATTAGGTACGCCGCCATACCCTGCCTCATGTGATCCATTAGGGATAACATTATCTCCCGTGTCATTGTAGGTGTCATACGCCTATAGCTACCCTCCACGCGCCCATTAAGGTACTGTAACTACTCAGGTCTACCTTCAGAGAGTTATCATCTACTACCTCTATATCATCTGGTACTACCACCCTGCCCAGGTTATTGTATACAGTTATAGAGCTTGGGTATTTATCACTCAAGTTATGTTGTACTACCAATACACTATTCACTAAGTCTGTAGAGGTGAATGACACTACTACCTTACTTGCACCTAATAGGTCTACTGGTAATTGCTCTACGGGCACCTTACCACTTACATCGAGCGTCGCTACGCCTAGCCCTGACCCTTTCTCCCAGATAGGTATAGCCTCTATCTGCTCCGCTGTAATATCGTGCGGGTTAGTAACGTCACCCCTGTGTGTATTCAATGATGATACTAGGGCCGCGATACCTGACTGTACTGTCGTGGCATTCAATGTGGCGATAGAGGTTAAGGGGATCATAGTGGCTGTATAATCACCCGCTACTGCCTGTATGGGGCCAACCCTATTGAATACAGATGGTACTGCATCAGTTGGTGTATTTAACATCACCCACCCATTCGGCTCAGTCTGTAAGATGTAAGTACTCGCAGGGTCTGTGAGGATGGCTACATCCCCTACCTGTGCGATGAGGCTGTTCATCTCCGCTATAGTCGGTACTACGTGCGTATCACTAATAGCTAATGGTGGTAATTGATTGATGGGTATCTTACCCGCTACTAATGTCGCTAAGGTAGTACCTCTCTCAGATACCCCAATGAATGCCGCCTGTGCATCCGTCACCGTGTACACTATAGGGTCTGGGGCTGCTGATGTAATGCGGACTGTCCCCGTTAATGTGGGTGTGGCTAATACCTCATCCCCTGTATTAGTACCAGATAGGTTGGGTATTACTGCACTACCTGTCACTACTAAGTTAGTCGTATCTATGGTCGTACTAGTTACATCATTAGCTGATAGAGAATATACTGTGGCTGTATTACCCGTCAGGGTGCCCGTATACTCTACATTCCTACCTTTCACTACATCACTAGTCAATGTAGTGATAGCACCAGTAGTGGATGTCAGATTAGTTATAGAAGCAGTGGGGGCCTGTAATGTACCCACGAGTAATGTATTACCACCTACTGTTAGGTCTAGTTCTACAGTACCACTACCCTCTATGAACGCACTACCACCTACTGTTATATCGCCCTCTGCTAGTACTGAGCCATCTATGGTTAGTAATCCTTGTACAAGCGCCGGCCCCACTACAGATAATGCCTTAGTACTGGTGCCCCCTAACTTACTCAGACCACTTACCGTCACATCCCCTGAGAGTACTGCATTGCTTGCTACTGATAATGTAGACCTTAGATTAGTGGCACCACCAACCCATAATGTATCGTTTAAGGTAGTGCCCTGTAAGGCTACTAACTTACCAGTGGTGGTACTGCCAGATGTTACTGTTGATGTACTGGTCACACCCGCCAATGTAGATGTGCCAGCAACTGTCAATGTACTACTAGCTACTACTGCACCCCCTGCTGTAATCCCCCCACCAGTAGTTAAGGTCGTACCTACAGCTAATGCACCACTCAATGATAGGGCAGTTAGGTTTGCACTACCAGTCACCGTCAAGGCAGTAGCTGTCGTAGAGGCTAATGATGTGGGGCCCGTCACTGCTAAGGAGGTCATGTTACTCGCACCACTCACTGATAGTGAGTCTGCTATCAGTACATCATTACCTACTACTACAGAACCTGATACATTGATTGCCCCATCTACTGATAGGTTGGAGTCCATTGTGGTACTACCTACAACCCTCAGTGAGCTATCTAATGTACTGGCACCACCCACATTCAATGTAGATGATACGACCGCTGTACTCAACATAGACGCACCCTGTACCGTTAAGTTAGTACGTAAAGTGGTACTATTCTCTACTGTCAGTGTAGAGTGCATGAGCGTAGATAACCCAACTTCTAATGTCCCTCTGAGGTGACCATTCAAGGCAGATACATTCCCTGTGATGGTCGCATTAGCACCTACCTCTACATCAGATGCTACGTATAGATCCTGCATCATACTTACATCGGAGGTGAAGGTCTTCTTCCCCCCCACAGTCTGCACTGATGTCAGGTCAACCCTCTCCTCCCATTTGATACCGGAAGGGGTGCTAGGGTCCACGGTCAGACAGTAGTTATTCACCCCCACCTGTAACTCTATTGGCTCATCCGCACCACCGCCTACTATAAGGTTACCTTTACCTTGTGGTACCATCGTGACCAGATCTTCCTGCACTCTCTGTATGAACCCATTGATCTTCCTTATACACTGGGTACCATTACTACCTAGTACAGGGTCTTCTATAGGGGATACATTCGCAGTACCTACTACTATCTTCAGTAAACTATAATCTAACATCCCTTACCCCTCACACACTAATGTATTATTGACATGGTACTCATCACTCCACCAACATAGAGGCTCACAATTATTAGGTATCACTGCACATGGGTCTATCATTAGGTAATCATCTACCCATACCCTATCACCCCAGTACGCATTACATGGATCCCATGCTAAGTAATACCCGTCCGCTACCACTACACAATCACCCCATACATCCCCATCCCTGTACCCATAGTTGGGGAGATCAGGTAACTCTACCACTACTCCACACGATACATCCCTTATATATAATTCATCCCTTACACACTCCAAGTGTATGGTAATACCCCCATCCCCTAATAGATCCTCTATTAAAGGCCATACATCCATACTTGGTACTGCATCATCTAAGAATGTACCACCCGCTGCATCCTCATACAGGTAATAGGTGCGGAATGGGTGGTAGCTATTGCTAGTCCTATACCCAGTACTATACCCCACCCAGGGCGTAGTACCCTTCTCAAGCAGGCCCCCTATCGGTACGCATACATCAAACACTAGATCCCCAGGCTTAGGCCTCCCCAATGGGTAGTGGTGATTATTAGGTCGTAGTGGTGACATGTACAATGTACCTAGTGGGGAGTAAGTACCTTGTACATCTTGGTACTCATACAATATCTCCCCATCCCCTATGACAGTAGTTACACCAGTAGATACTAAGCCTGGTAGGAAGGGTGATGTGCCCATACCTATGGGGCCGATGTTATACCACTCACCATAGTCAGTATGCTTAGATGGTAATAGGTACTGTCTATCCGGCAATAAGTGTCCGTGGGGAGTGCCGTGACGACCCGTGGGGAGTGCCGTGACGACCCGTGGGGAGTGCGATACCCAGTACGGTATCTGTGGTACCAATTGCATCACGCTATCTGTGTATTGCCCTACGGGGAGGTACAGGTATTGCCTCTCCTGCATGGGCGCGGCCCCTTCCTTTACGAACTCCCAATGTAAGCCAGTACTCGGCCTCTCCGTACGCACCATGTAATCATCATCCATATCCCCTACGGATAGACTATCACCTACTAATGTATGGTCATCCCATAACCCCGCACTAGTAATAATGTACCTATCCCTATATAGCGGATACTCTATCTCCTTTACCCCTGAATAACTATACCCCCCTACAGATATCAATGTACTAATCCCATACAACGATAACGTACTCCTCGTATCTATAGGTAGTAACGGTGTCAAGTATGGTTGGTCAGGGTACGCTAACCTCTGCCTATTAACCCCCTGCACCCACTCCAATGTGGGGCCGGGCTCATTTACTAATGGGTACGGAGATACATCCCTATACGCCTTAGTATGTCTATGTAGGAATACATTATTACTCATTTACCATACCCCAACGGTTGTCACACCTTATCATAGGTGGTGGAGCCGGTGGTAATACTGGCGGTAGTGGGGGACATCTACTCCACCTCTCACCTTCAGGCATGCAGATAGAACATATAGAACTTATGGCTATAGCGCGTAGGGTAGAGCAATCAGTGCCCGTACCTATAGCTTGTACCACAGAGCACTCCCTACCCCCACTAAGTATCTCAAGGTATAGGTACTCACTATCCGCTAACATATGCCCTACCTTAATGAACCACGTACCACTATCGGTTCCTTCCATAAAGGAGCGTAAGTGACCACCTATTAGATCTAAGGGTGTGGGTGTACCAAAAGATAATACTATATCCTTCTCCACCCACTGCGGGTAATTACTAGTCAGTAAGAACTTGTAGAGTGTTAGGGAGGTACTACCCATACCATCACCGCTATCCCCTAAAAGAGGGGTGGCATACGATACCTCATCGAACACTAGCCCTAAGTCTGTGTAGGGGAGGGCAGCACCATGTAATACCTCACCCATAGATAATCTATAGGGGCCGCCATATAGGGGGCGGTAAGGGGTGGGTTCAATGTTGGGGGAGTCCGCTATTAAGTTGTATGGGGTTAGGTGTGGTGGAGTCATTATAGGGTGGGCAATGGGTTAATAGGGATTATAACAGGAGAAGGTATACTAGGAGTCGAAGTAGTACTAGGTACAGGTACTACTTGATTAGAAGTCCGTGCACCTGCTTTACTCCTCCACTCAGATATCACCCCCCTCTGTGCATCAGTTAAGTCACCTACCCTCGGGGAATCTAATACACCGATACTTATCTCCTTTGGCTGCGGTTCACTATCTGGTGTACCTTTATCATACTCGTACAACTTACCATCACTATTCAACATTAAAGTGGTACCATCTATAATCCGTATGTGTACTGACGATTTGTCTATCAGTACTCTATTAGAATCAAACCACTTATTGAGTGTGGCTGTGTTTACTATATCAGAGTTAGATAATTTACCTAGTACTTCTCTATAACTGTATACCTTACTCTTATCTCCAGATAAGATAGTCCCATCCCTTCTAAGTGTCAGTATCTCACCATCCCTACCTGTTATAGTTTGGTCATCTACCACACCTTTTACTACTGTTTTAGTAACATCTGAGGTGTTAGCTGGCGCATTGGCACTCTCTGCAGCAGTACTTTCTTTAGAGTCATCACTACCACTAGATCCAGGTGTAGGGGTCTCCCCACCCGTAGGGCCCCCACTCTCAGAAGCACCACCCGCACTCACCTTATTGGTAAGGTTAACGGCCTTCTTCCCCTGTAGCCCATGATCTACTACCTCGAACTCCATCACGTACCACACACGATCTGAGTACTGCGCCCACGTACTCATAGTGCGAAGGTAACCCTTAAACGTGGGATTACCCGTGTGCATATCCCTCAAGGGGTCAGGTGTATCAGACCTCGCACCACCACCCTTCATCCTAGGGTCGGCTATGCGTGGCTTCAGGCCATCATGTGTCTTCCTCAAGTTGATAGTTATCTCCATCAACTTCCCCGCTTGCACAGCGAACTTATAGAAGCTAACCATCTCATGATAGGCATCAAGGTACGCCGCTATATGCGCTAGCTTATGTGTATCCATCTGGCTCCTCGTACCTATATCACCGTATTGACTACCATCGGGCCACTTCCCGAAGTCACCCCATGCGAACTTACCCCCCGCCTCATCCATCTGTCCATTGGGGAACCCCGCCCAACCTGGTGGGGGGCATTGGCCAGGGCACCCATCCCTCTCAAAGAACCCCTGCCTCAGTATTGAGTTATCCATTAACCACCCAGAACTATTACCCCCTACTAATGCACTAGAGGTATCACCTCCCGGTGCTGTCGCCCTATTGCGGACATGGTATATAGGGTTGAACATGGCATTCACTTCCTTCTTCCCATAGGGGTACGTACCACCGAACTTCTTAGCATCGGGGAATGGTTCACCTGCCCTCCTAGAAGCAGCCTCTCTCTCCATCATCCTCGCTGCATTCTCCGCTAGTTCCCCATCCTCCACGTCTACCTTATTGATGTACCCTAACCCACCATCCCCTGTGAATGTACCCACGAAGGTGATGATGGCACTATCCACGCCCATCATCTGGTATACGGGTTGTGAGCCGGGTATCTTATGCTTGACCATATTGTTCTTGAACCTGAATGATAATCCAGGGCCCGCATTGGGGACATCCCTTGCCCCTTGCTTGGGCATTATGGATTGCATCGCAGGTAGTAGTTGCAGGAACCAATCCTTTAAGTCCCACTTCCCATCACCCTTAGACTCACACTTCCCCACTAACTCAGGTGGTTTATCTAGGAAGCGGAATCGTACACCCCACCTCTCATGTGTTATCGGTTCGCATAACTTACCCGCAGCAGGTGTGGGCTTAGGGGGTGTAGTCAATGCCTTGGGGGGTGCCTCCATAGATTTACCACTTGTATCGGATGCCCTATTCTCTCTTATAGCAGGTGCTACTGCCTTCAAACTACTAAGTGTACTACTCAACGATGGATCCTTAGACTGCTCAATAGCATCTTCTAATCTACCTATTAAAGTGTATATCGTACCATTATCAGACTTAGCTATCGCAGCACTTAGTTCATCTCTGTACTGCTGTACCTTTACTGATTTACTATTACTTAGACTACTGATGGCACCCCTAGCAGCAGCTAATATATTGTTATTATTACTCACCCACTTCTCATTAGTTATACCACCGGGTTTCTCACTAAACCCCTTAGCAGCAGGTGGTTGTACCGCTGTCTCTGGCTTAGCAGGTAGTGGTTGTTTGAACGTTGCGACACTACCTAATGCGTTAGTGTATTTCTCCCTATCATCGGGATTACTACCGGGTACTGCACTATCTATTAATGCTATTAACTTATTAATCTCTGCTACCCGCTGTGCTGGTGTAGCGGTAGATGCTGCCATATATACTACATTAGCCTGCGCCTTAATGCCTGGGTTATCTGATCGGCGGACATTATTAACGATGAAGTCTATTACACTATTAGCTTTACCTGGGTTCTTATTATACTCTGCTAATGTTATAGGTGCTGTCGTCATTACTGTACTCCCGATAGGATTATATTAGAGGGCGTGAATGCCGTAGCCTTCGCCTCTATGAATGCTAGCTTTAACATATCTAAGCCGGCCGTTAGTAATTGTCTCTCCACTCTCCCAGACCCTGTATCTGTTAATCCCATCATGGGCTGTATCACTCTGGGTAATAACTCATTGATATTACTATCTAGTAGATCTAATCTCAGACCTAATACAGCAGCTAACTCACTGTGCGTGAATAACGTAGGGTCTGTATATTGTAGTAATACACCTAATGCCTTCACATCATTAACCACTAACCCTGGGTAATACTCCCTGACCTTCTGCATAGATGATTCGACAGCCATACCACTGCGCCGTATTACTGCACCCGCAGGCATGGGCGGTATCTTCTCTAAGAATGATAGTACTAACGGATCCATATATGAATATATAAACGTACACCCCTACTACAGCAATGTAATAGGGGTGTGCGGTGTGCGCTAGTTAGTCACTTGGTATGGTGTGTCCTATGGCAGGATACCTGTGACAAATACTGTAGATGCACCAACTGGTACTGCACCGGGTGAGCCCCAGGAGATGCCCACGGTATTACTACCTGCTGCACCAGGAGTTACCTTATAGTTAGTCAACACCTCACCACTACTGTCACGTACCTGTACCATGATCTGATTGGTGCCTAGATTGTGCGTGATGCTCTGCACATTAGGCGACACAGATGCAGAGTCTGTGAACGTGGCAGCGGTAGTGTGGAATGCTACGACCTTACTATTGGACTTCAAGTCGATCTGCGTGGCAGTCTGAGTAATCACTACCGAGCTATCGGAACTAGTGATGCTCTTGAACTGTGCTATAGTACCAGCCGCTGTGATAGGGCCATTAGCTAAGACCTGTGCGGTCGCCAGTGCAGGGGCGATAGGTGCGGCCCCTACATTGATGGCACCCGCTACAATGGTCTGGAACTGTACCTCAGTGGCAGTAGATGTGACTACTAAACCAGGGGTGGTTGGTACTGCAGATAGACTCTTATACTGCGCCTTAGACTCCGTTAAGGTAGGTGTGACTAATACTGCCTGACCAGCACCCACTGACTCAGCATCGTAATCAATTACTACATCAGATCCTACAAGGGAAGCATTCGCACCATAACGCCCTAGTACCTTCCTGAAGTTCATCACACCACCGACAATCGGTAATGCTAATACCTCAATACCTGTACCCACATTGATAGCACCCGCTAAGGTAGATGCAATCGTCACATCAGTGGCCGTTGGGGTAATAGTGATACCTGTACCGGCAATCAATGACTTGAAACTGTGAGTCGCACCAGGCACTAATATTGGGGCACCTGCTCCTAAGTTAGTGAGATCCGCTATTACTGTGATAGAGGTTGCAGCTTGGGTTAAGTTAATACCATTACCCTCGACCAGTGTACGGAACTGTACAGGGTCTACTAATGGGGTCACTAATACCTCAGAGCCACCACCTACATTGACTGCATTTAAGTCCAATGTCACATCTGTTGCAGTAGAGGTCTGCGTTAGACCTAGACCACCTATGATGCTCTTGAACTGTGCAGGGCCTGTTGCTACAGGTGGTACGTAAATAGGGGCACCAGTACCTACCGATACACCATCGAAGTCCACCTTGATAGATGTAGCTGCTTGCGTGACATTCACACCCGCACCATCAATGAAGGTACGGAACTGCGCTGCACCTGCAATGGGTGTGACTAAGCTCTCTACCCCACCACCAACGTTGGTAGCATTCAGGGATAAGGTCACATCATTGGCATTCTGTACATGTGTGATGCCATTCAATCCTACAATGGAACGGAAGTTAAGCACAGAGCCGGGTGCGGTAGGGCCTGGGTTAGCTAATAACAATGCACCAGCGCCTAAGTTGGCAGCGTTGGCTATGATTGCTTGTAACTGTACATCAGTGGTAGTGGAGGTTACGACAATGCCTGGATTAGTGGCTACTGCAGATAGACTCTTGAACTGTGCTGGTGTATTGCTAGCAGCCGTAGGGATGACGTAGATACCTTGACCAGTACCTACATTTACACCATCTAAGTCAAGGACTACATCCTGGCCTACTGTAGAATCTACTAAACCATAACGACCTAAGATAGACTTTAACTGTACTGGGTTACCTGTGGGAGTTACAAGGACTGGTTGACCAGTACCTACAGATACCATACTAGCTGGTGAGCCAGTGATGGTAACCTCATCCCCTACAGTCGTGACTACAATACTACCTACGCCCGTGATAGTTCTCAATTCTAGTGCACTACCTACAGGTGTCTTCAAGACTTGACCAGTACCCGCACCCACATTAGTGGCCGATATATCTACTGATAAGCTAGTACCTAAGTCATTGATGATAGTACCTAGACCATTGGAGAATCCCTTCAACAGTAACCTCTCACCTGTACCTGGGACATTCTCTACTATAGGTGTACCTAATGTGGAGATGCCGCCCAGACTACGGGCAGAGAACACACCATTAAGGTTATCTAATGCCTGACCTGCAGTACTTGCATTAGTACCACCATTAGCAATTGGTAAGATGCCACGTACTTGTGTGGGTAGGTTAATCTGCCCTCCCATTGAACCTAGATCTAATAATGCTTGATTGATACCCAGGCGTACATCATTGGCATTAGGTGTGATGACAATCTCAGGGTCGGCAGTCAGCCCCTTAATCTGTAGGTTAGTGGTCGCTGGGTTATATGCTACGGCATGAACTAACGAGGTACCACCCATACCAATGATAGAGCCGGCAGCTACTAAGTTCTGGCGTGCTAGTAAAGGTGTACTACCTCCCGTACCACCATTCACTACCGGTAAGATACCAGTGACTTGTGTGGCTGCATTGATCTGCCCGGGGATAGTACTTAGATTTAAGGTGGTGGGGTCAACCTCAATGACTACTGAGTTAGTAGTCTGTGTGAGATTAATACCAGGCCCTTCTTCTAGTACACGGAACTCCATCGTCACTTCAGAGCCCGATGTAGTCACTTGACGGAACATCTGCCCACGGTTGGAGGCCGCACCTAATAGGTTCAAGCCAGCGCCTACAGCACCCAATGCTACACGCGCACCTTGTGGTGTACTAGCGCCTGTACCACCTTGGGCTACCTTGATAGCACCTGGATCTAATGCAGTGAATGATGTGATATCAGAGTTGACGCCTGACTTAGCTGCCTGTAGGTTAGCACGAGCTTGTGGTGCCGTATTAGCACCAGTACCACCTTGACTAATAGATAAAGGTGTCGTCAAGCCCGTGATCTGTGTGATATCACTATTAACACCACGCGCTGCTGCCCCTAAGTTAATACGTGCATCGGGGGCGGTAGTGGCACTTGTACCACCTTGATTGATAGATAATGGGGTAGTCAATCCATTGATGGATGTGATGTCATTATTGGCACCTGACTTAGCTGCCCCCAAGTTAGATCTAGCATCGGCAGCAGTAGTTGCACCTGTCCCACCATACGTTACATCAATAGGGGTTGCCCTCCATTGACCAGTAGTGATAGGGCCTACAGTAGTAATAGATGCCTGCCCAGCATATGTGGGGGCAATATCTACTGTATCTGCTAAAGCTACTATACGGTTAGGTGTGCCACCCACGTGGAGGGTATTGCCTGCAGTGTATAGACCATTACCGGCAGTGAAGGTCGATAAGCCCATAGTAGGGGAGTAGCTAATAACGCTAGACCCTATGACAGTCTGACCTTGTGGCTGTGTCTGTGACCAGATAGTACCACCTTGTGTTGCACCGTCAGTAATAGATATCTGTGAGCCAGTTACTAACTCATTATTCTCATCCGCATCCGGTGCGCGCATCCACGCCCCTGCGGACACTACATATATACCATTCTGTCTGGGGTCATTCTGCCCATTCAATACAACCCTATCGCCAATGACTACAGGGCGGCCATCTATGACTACACCTGTACCCGATAGGGTACTCACATTACTCATCGCCATCAATCTAGCGGGTGCCTTTACTGGTGATAATGCGAGTGCATTCTGTAATGTCTGCAGGTTGACCGCATCCATAGGGAGGACTGGATTACCTAAGTTCACTACGCGGAACCCACCCATGTCAATATTGCATGCGGCAGGGGGCATGGTGCATAAGTTAATCGTAGCTAACCTAGCATCTACGTACTCCTTATTAGCGGCATCCTTGGGGTTGATAGGGGTGCGTAAGTTAGTAATGAATTGATCATTGACATTCAAGGACGAGGCGGGTGCTGTCAATTGATCTAGGCGATTAGTCCTGACTTGTGCATCGAAGTCACTGATGGATGATGCTGGCTGTACCCCGAAGTGGGTCGCCCTATTCCTTGGGTCTACTTCTAACTTAGATAGTTTGATCTTAGCCCCAGCACTGATATCCGCATCTGTAATAACACCCGGTGATATCTGTACCTCATTGCTGAACCCAGTACTAGTAATATCCCCGAATAGAGATGGGATGATGGCAATGGGCGCACCACCTCCCCCACCGCCACCGCCAATACCTAGCTCAACCCACGCTTGACCATTATAAAGGAATGCCTTACCTAATGCTGTATTCCAGTACACCCGACCTATTTCAGGATCTGCAGGGTGCGCTGGTGCTGTATCTAGTACCGATACATTGAACATACCCAGCAGGGCATCATTCAATTCCACAGCGTACTTATTACGGTGAGGGGATGCCGTTAGTAAGTACATCAATTCCTTACGCTGTGCAATCTTATCAGTATCTAAGTACAATACCCCACCTTGCTTCAGGTTGCGGGTGACGCCATTGTATGTGGCTATGTGGGAATTGAGGATATTAACACGTACATTAGCCATAATCCATCTACCAATAACTAATCTATACTTACCACCCAATGCTATATGGGGGGAGGATGGTAGTAGTAGGACTCACACTATTGGAGGTAGATGGTATGGGGTACGTTACAGGGATCATAGATAGTTGTGGCAGTATTAGAAACAATAGGGTGCGTATTAATTGCAGGGAACATATCCTGCAGAACGTGGGTGAGTTATTAGATAAGAAGACTATCCCATACCGTATACAGTGCCCTTACCTGATTATCAATCAGGAAGAAGGGTTGGTATTACTATACTCGTACGCCCCTTTAATGTGCTCAGGGAAGAAGGCGGCATTGAAGAAGATAGTATCCCGTATATGTATGGGGGGGCTCGAACCATACCCACTAGGGCAGATGGATGATGTTATGTGGCTCAAGGGGGTTATGGATATGAGAGGCTCCCATATAAAGTCTGGTAAGAATGAGTGGTACACTATCACGCACACAGATACAGACCTAGTAACCTTCTTAGGCGCTACCCTAACCTCTCTAGATATATCCTATAACCTGTATACCGTAGAGAGGCAAGGTAGGCGCACCCTATACAACACACGTATATATAGGGCACAAGATATCAAGAGACTACTAGATATATCTACAATGCAATAGTGCGCGCTATGTTCCATGCTCTAGGTTGTATCTCAGGCGATGTGGTAGATAAGTCTATCCTCACCCTAATCCTCTCTCTCACTACTGCCTTTACTACACCATTAATATCTGTACTAGATGTGGTAGGGGACATATCTTCTATGCGATAGGTGTGCTGCGTCCCCCTAATCTCTAATAAGGGTACTTCTAACCACCCTGCACCACTGTTTACATAAACTGATACTGAGGATCCTTCAGGTACTACTGCATCTAGTAATACCATTACAGCAGTATATGCACCTACCAATGCTTCCAATGACACCCAAGTGCCAGTCTTGGAGGTGGTGTGCATAGATACGCTTCCCTCACCTATAGTAGGGAATAAGCTTGCTGTCCCGAACAACGCCTCTACTAAGGTAATAGATGTTCTAGGGGGGAATGTACTGCCTATAAGTACACCTGTGGGACTCGTGCGCCCTGTACATGTTATGTACGTATTAGGGGGTAAGTTGTAGTTGGGTGTGTATTCATACCCATCAAATGCTTCAAGCCCTGTAATAGTAACTACCCTCTTCCCATATGTACTATTAGGGATTGCTCTATGTATACGGTACATAAGGTCCATATTGGGTAATGACTCCCATGTACCAGCTTGAGATAGCATCATGTACATACTATTAATGGTCTCAGGTGCGCCTTCTAATGTAGGGAGGAGGTAATGTCTCCTCCCTATGACACTCCCTATTACTGATTGTGATATCAAACCATAAGTACCAGTAGGTAAATGTATCGGCCCTATCTCTACATCTGTCCAACCAGTGCTTGTAGTAGATACACCGACCCATGCTAGGGCCGCGCCATATGGTTGATTGTTCTGCAGTGGGCATATGGATATAACACCATAATAACCAGCCCTCAAGTACAATGACACAGTGCCTACCATCACCGGCGTACTTACCTTAAATGATTGTCCTAATCCAATCCCTACATTGGGGACGGCAGTAGGCACTACGCCTGATAGATCTATGGGCACTGTACTACTAATATACTCGAGCATCCCATGTACATCACTGGTGATAGATGTACCAGTTAATGCCCCTCTCGTAACACTATCAGGGGCTGGATTAGGCGTGTATATGCTAGAAGGGGATAGATTGTACCCACGTACTTTATACCCATTGACTACCTTCTTAGCATGTACAAAGGGCGGCGGTGGTGGGGGTGTAGAGGGTGTGGGGGCACTGTCAATCCAATCAGTGCGTACGCTGCTCTCTTCCAGTACCACCCTAGTATTGGGCAATACATACCCCTCTACCTGTGCTGTACTAGTCGTACGTGGTAAATAGATAACCCCTTCAGTTGATACCCTAACCTTATATAGAGGGTGATTTACATCCCCTATCTGATCACTGGATATACTGGTAGGAGTTCTATGTAGTAATAGTAGTAACTCATCATCAGTAGGTAGTCTAGCCGCTATATCACTTACTACGTCATTACTTAATGTCGCTAGTGGTACACACCTTAATGGTATTAGGTATGGGTTTAGACCTATATTAGGTAGTACCACACCGTACGATTTACCACCAATTAATATCGGTGTACCATTGTTAGATACTATCGCACTGTACTCTGGCGCATATGTCTCATGAGAGCTCTCTATAACTACTGCCCCGTCAGTGCATAGCTGTAGCTCCCCCGAGCGATATGGTATAGATTGAGCCTCTACATCTACAGGTATGCCAGCTATCCACGCTCTACCACTACCTACATGTACCCATCCTTCATGCAGACATACATTTATACCATAGGCTATATAGTCACCATCTAAGTCCCTAATGTATGTCCTAATAATTGAGTCCCTTAACTCACTAACCCTATCTGAGTAGTAATGTATCTTGCCATTGAGTAAAGTGAGTACTGGTAATGTATCACGTACATCCCACAAGTATCTGGCATATACACGCACACGATCCCTGGGAGCTTCCCACAGAGCTGGTGGGACCCCACCAAGGATAGGATCATACCCTGCTCCTACTACCTCTTTAATTAGTTGTATACCTAATGCTACTGTATGGCTTTGTACGCTAGCATTTAGAGTGGGTAACCTTATCTGGGTGCGTGGTATCTGTATGTATAACCCCTCCCCTATCCCACACCATATAATCCCTTCAGATATGATTAACTCATTACCACTGCAGGTGGCCTTCAATCCCAAGACTATCTCATAGGCTGTATGGTGAACCACTAACCTTGATAGCACTGATTGTTGTAGCTCTAAGAACTCCATACCCTGTGGATATCTATTAGGTACGGGTAGCACCTTCACCCACTCTTCACGCCATCTTAGTGATACGCCAGTTAAGTCCTCATAATATGTCATACATTACCTCACGTATAGATGGCCTATCCCACAAGGCTATACTCCACTCCGATGAGTATGATGTACTATGGCTTGAACTATACGTGTACCTAATGTCATCACCCACTGGTACAGCACTCACTAATGTCATAGGTACCCACACCGCTTCTGTAATTGATGTAGAGGGTGTGGCAGTACCTTGCGAGCCTCTCTTCTTAAATGATAAACGTCCTCCTGTGTGTTGAGTAGCAGCACTCTCCCCCCTAAGAGTGCCTGACTCTGCATTACTATATAGGCTAACTGTAACGCCCTCTAATGTTAGGGAAGGTGTCAGTGTCGCCCTAGATGTGTACATCGTCGCCCTCAAGATAATACTGGACGTAGGATTAATACACTTAATAGACCCCCTATTAAATGGCTTCCATGTGCTATCTGATTTGTACTCATACAATATACTTGTACCAGGTGGTAGTACATCCACACCATTCACACAGAATGCTGTCAATGGTGTCAGGAGGTCGGGCAGACCATATGTACCTAAAGCTATTACCAATGGGTTCATTAGGTACTTAGCTATGTACAAGGTATGGCTCAAATCTTCTTGTGGTAAAGGGATAATATTCACACCATCCCCTGATATTGACACCTCTCCCAAGTATAGTAATTGCCCCCCTACGTAACTGCCATCCCGTACATCTTTCTTCCCTAGGGTGGCTGTGTATATATCTACTTCCCCACCATGTACGTGTAAGGATATCTGGTATCTTCTACCACTCTCTAAATATACAGGGTACTCCAACTGTACCCTCGTAACCTCCTCCCCTTTAGAAGAAGTGGTTGGTGATACTAATGTGCCTTTAGCTATTACCTTCCTCAAGGTAAGCGTTGTATCAATAGTATCTACAGTCACCCACACAGTAGCACCACTGTCTATATACCGCAGATATAAACCTATAGAACTAAGGTGTATATCTTCTGGCACTATAATTGTCTGCGATAATGGGGCCGCTACTGATGATGTATATAGTGCACTAGGTAATGAGCTACTATCAATACCCAATTGCCTGTATAGGGGGTGCAGTATAGTTAATGATGTAGCTGCAGATAATGATGTAATGCCTATGGGTTTCAGTTCTACCCTGTAAGATCCTGGGATAGCGCCCACTAACGATATATATAACTCTACCCTCCCTTTCACTGGCCTGATGCCTGATGCAGTATTAAACCCTACCTTGACCGTATATGATACATTCTTGCCCGCGTATAGTATAGCGTAAGTCTGTGCATCATCTAACCCCACACTCACTACTAATACAAATGTGGTAACTGTGGGTGTAGCTGGCATCATTGCGTTCGTCCAAGGTGCCTGCCCCGGTATGTCACTGCAAGGTTGTATACCAGTAGCAGTGACAGCGGTAGCTGATATGACCTGCGGGTGTAGGTATATCTGCGGCGTACTATATGGTTTCAGTGTGTGAATCGACGTGACCCTACCTTGTTCTAGGTAAGGCTGTGCGCTGTATGGTAATGTCACGTGGTGACCCCTATGCAAGTGCCCTCCCCCCATGTACTTAATGGGTACATTCATATACCTAGTCGGAGTAGTTATATAACTAGGGGTGATAGATACATTACTATCTACGCTTACATTAGCCACGGGTAATGTACTTAGCAGTGCTCTATTACGGTACTCTCTGAGGAGGGCACTTATATCTGCCACCGATAGTCTACGCACTGCCTGATTGTGTACTACTACACCGCCCCTAATTAAAGTGAAGGTAGCCAATGTTAATGTACCTATAGATGCTTGAGGTGGCACTGGCTCAATAGAGGGCGGTGATAGACTATACCCTATGACACCATCCCTATCTATAAATACTCTCCCCATCTGTGGTAGTGAGTATGTGTAATCAACTGTGAATGTATATCCTGGAGCAGGGCGCCTTGTGCTATTAATTAACTCTACCCTATCCCCTAGTAGGCGATAATCTATACCCTTATTCAAAGGCTGTGTATATATATAGGTAACGTAATAGGTGGAGCCTAACACTGGCCCTACACCCGGCTTCCATTCAATCCAGCCCTGACCATATAATGTGTAGTCTCTACCTTCTACGTACCGTACTAGACCCTGCACTACTTCCTTGATAATGAATATAGTATCATCCCCTAACTCATCTCTATTAGTGCCCCTAGTAATAGGCAATAGAGTGGCCTCTAGGTCTGCCACTACACGCACTATATCCGCCACAGGCTTGCGCCCTAACTCATAGGAGGTAAGGGCAGGACTTGGTGATGTAAGATAAGCACTCTCTACATCCACCTCATACCTATTAGATGTGATAGTTAGACCTATGAGACTATCCCTATATTGACTAGCTATTAATAATGTACTAACCCCTGTCATAGATATACTCACTACTCTGAGTAATGCCTCCTTTAATGTTGAGGGAGCTAATGAAACATTACTTGTATAAGTACATACACCCTTCTGGAATGCCTCTACTAAGTCATACAGGGGTCTATTAGATGTAGTCCACTGGTAGGTGGCTGTGATAGTAATGTACCCTGCTAAGTAAGGTATGCCCGTAAATACTAATGATGTACTCCCACCATCTGTATATAAACCTGAAGGGAGTAAGGTGCGTACACTAGATGCGGGGGCGCTAATGTATGTGAACTTAGCTGCCTCTACTTCCTCTATGGCATTACTCCTAGGCACTTCTATTGTCGTAGGTGTCGCCTTATCTATACGGTACCCACTAATGTACACAACCCCTGGAGATATATTCAATAGTTCCCTCAAGGGTAATGTAGATGACATAGAAGATAACTGTGCAGTTATGGTTATAGTCTCCGCTGACAGGGAGCCCATTATAGCCTCCAACTCCTGAACCCTCTTCCTCTTAGTATCCACTATAAATCTATTAGGGGCAGATGGTGACTGTGTAGCAATACCCACAGCTACTTCTAGTTCTAGCCTAACCTTTGATAACTCTGTACCAGAAGTAGTAAGTAGTGCATTGTACTCCAACAATTCACTAGATAATCTATCTACCTCACCTTTCTTATAAGTGGATAAGGGTGTTGATGTTGATTGCCTAACCCCCCCATAGGTTACCAACATACCTTCTAATAGGAAGTCACCCATACGATCCTTAGTATAGGCAGCTAACATATCGAGGCACCTATCATTACCCCCCCCCAATGGTCTCTGCACTACTTGCCCATCACTACTAATACTCGCTATAGGATACGATGAAGGCCCCGGCATATTAGTTATAACTCCACTCCACACTAATCTATGCGCCCCTTCTAATCCATAGCCCGTGCCTCTAATAGGGTCTCTCAGTGAAGGTGTCGTCACTTCCGTTAGGATGGTCTCAGATACCATTACATATACAGTCTGAGTAATGCTAGGTGTGAATGCTAGTACACCCTCTACAGGTACTGTCATACCCTGTACGTAGAAGTGACCATTAGTTATAGTGTAAGTAGGGCCGGTGCCTATTACCCGCAGCCCAGATATAGCACTACCTTCTCTATACATGGCGCTCAGAGCCATCTTCATCTGCCCCTGGAATATCGACTGCACCTCAGTTATCTCAGATGTCTGTAATGCCCTCCCCGGTATAGGGAGGACACGTACCCAATTAGAACCATCTACATATCTATCTGGGTATAGGGGGTTATCTCTATATGAATTAATAGGTGGCATAGTTTATGGGGTGAGGAGGAATGATATCTCGTGACTTAAGCGTAAGACACGCTCAATGGGACTAGTATACGCTAACCAATGCAACGTACCACTAGAACTAATCATAGAGGGTGGGTACGTAATAATCTGCTCTGCCTCCCCTACATTAGCATCAAGCGTGAGGCGTATACCTGAATGTAATCCGACCACATTACTGTATGGGGCGGCATGGTCTGTCTCTTCTACTAATAGTGAAATGTATAGGTGAGTAATGTTAGGGGTATATGTGCCATCCTTCTGCAGTAACACTACTTCAGGGGGGACCAATGACCATCTCTCACTTTCACCTCTGGGGCCGGTCGGTAATTCTCTAGGGCCACAAGGGTTCCTGAATGCAGCTAATACTTCGTACGCTCTCTTATATACCAATACCTCTGTAGGTATTAATGTATCCGTAGCTAATGGTGTAGGGGGCACGTCCACCCACCGTAATGTACGTGATAAAGAGAAGTAGTAAGGGCCCGCAACTATCATGGATAGTATGCGGGATACAGTGTGAGTATTAGTGAAACTATGATTGGCTATCCAGATCGGCATGGTCTAATATCTCCTTAGCTGTTATCCCTGCACTAATTAGGGATGCTTGTCTAGGACCATCATACCCTACCGCCACTAACCCTGTGTGGTACACACCATTACTGGCCATGAAACTATCTAGTACTAACTTACCCGCCACTCTATATGGTTCCTCACCATAATCAATGGCCGAGGGTTTACTGCCAGTACACAGTAATACCCCATCAATCTTTCTATGTAGGGTCTCCCACGTCTGGTACCCCTCCCTACTGCCAGGCCCTTCAAGTATAGATATACTATTACCTTGTTGATGTATTAATGTAGATACCATAGGTGTGATAGATGGTTGCCACTGTCCTATCTGCATCATGTACTCTTCCTTCATCATGTCACTGGGGATAGTGCGGTAATACCCTGATAGTGCACTCTTTAACCCCCAGTCTATATAGCTAGGGGCCGGGTACTGTGATACCCTTGGCCTATCATTAACTAACCAATACACCTTATGACCTTGCGTAGATAGTAGTAGTGAGTACTCCGCAGCACTCTGCCCCGACCCTATTACAGCATAGGTTCCCAGAGGTACACCATCAATGATCTCCCTAGTAGTTACTAACTTATGACTTACAGGTTCCACCCACTGCGGGATATTAGTTATAGGGGATAAACCTGTAGCTACTACTACTACATCCCCAATAATATATTCATTACTAGTTCTCACCCACGTTTTACCTACCATCAATACTCTATCTTTGATGACTGGGTACTGCGTCTTATGTAAGCATTTAGTAGCATAGGATATAAATGTATCACGTGAGCACCTATCTTCTTGGTACTCCATGCCTCTTTGCTGACACTCCCCCCAATGTGATTCAGTAGTACTAGGATTTACATACTTCATGAGCGAGTAATCATCCCATGTACTAGACCCGGGGTACACTAAGTCAAAGCATAGTGGGCTCCTCATCATCATGCCCGGCGCCGTATCATTCCATGAGGTCATGGGGTACTTATCTATGAGCACACACTCATACCCCCTACTCTTAGCTTCTATGGCTACAGCTATACCTCTGGGGCCGGCTCCCACTATTAATACCTTCTTACTCATCTGACTACTATCTCCTGTAATACGTACCCTACTGGTGTGACTATCTCCATAAACATCTGCCATGGTCTGAACATCCACTTAGTCCTATCAGTATGCGTCCTAGATAAGAACCATATACCATCATTGCCTAACCCCACATACAAGGGGTATGGATATAACCCATTTAGGTATAGATCTACACGCACTCTAGTACACGGGCCGAGAGTATCACAGCACGGGTATACCGCATGTACGCGGGGCGTGCCCCCTACTGTTACACTCATATTCAATGTAGGTGCTGGTACTTGTGCACATTGTAAGAATGCCCTCCCTATGTAATTATCTAATACACCAAATGCCTTAGCCTCCCTTACATCTAGTACCTGTTTAGTACTCAACATAATATTGGTATCTAATGTGAATGAAGGGTATATGTTATCCCCACCGTGGTACTTGGCAGCGTAGCTAGGGAATCTAGTATCTGCAGGTAATGTCTGTAACCCCAATATGCGTGGCCCTTGTATGGAAGTATCCTTACCTAGCAACGCTGGTGAGCGTAGCGTACCTAGTAATCGCATCAACCCACTCTTAGTAGAGTTAATGCCCCTAGATAATCTATCTCTCAAACGCCCCCTTAAACTGTCATCACCTTCCATAGGCTCCCTTGATACTACAGGCCAGTAATCATCTAATTGAGTGGCTACTGCCTGTGATAAACCTGCCCCCCTCCTACCCCTTAATAAGGCACCGTAAGTCATCGCTAACTCATGTGACCAGTTATCTAGTACTATCCCCACCTTACCTGTCAATGCCTCAAGAGATGGCCAATCGTACTCAATGGGCACAGAGAATGGTAGTTTAGATCGTAAGAATGCTTTATGGAAGATAGACATATCTACTTCATGATTGGCATGTACTTGGAATAGGTCATGGGCCCATAATGTAGTAGGTGCTGCATCAGGGCAGTGGTATAAGCAATCAGCATAGCAGTATGAAGGTATGCCATACCTCTCCTCTGTCATATGCTTTAACCATAGAGTGCGGTAATCATCTAATAAGGGGAGGTATGGTACTGTGTATTGATTATTAGCTACTAAGGTACTCATACCATCTAATAACATCCTCAGATAACCTTTATGTTCTACGTCCCCTACCATTACCAACTTCGTGTATGGGTCAGTGTACCTAATACCACACCTAGTTAATGTCTTGATAATCTCTAATGTAGTATTTACCTCATGATATACAGGTAATGTCTCACAGGTTATAGCCCTACTAGGACTACCTATTAAAGTACACCCCCTAATACTATGTGCATCCCAGATAGGCTGTGATGGTAGTAAAGATATGGGTCTGGTACGTGTCTGTAATAACCCCAACCCTCCCTCTACTATCTCCGCCCTGCCCATGGCATACCCAAACCATATACCATGTAATATAGAATCTAGACTTATATGGGGTGTGTCTGATATGCCATGCGTGAAGGCACCCCACCTATTATCCCATAGGTAGCCCATCATCCCATCATACATCCTCACAGTAGATGATAGTACCCTAGTAGACCTATAGAGATCATATACCTTCATTAGGGCTATGTACACTACTACATTCGTTGATGTCTCTATAGTGGGTATTGGTACAGAATCTCTATACGTATCGGAATGTGTCCATCCCTTACCAACTAACCCATTACCATGTACCTCCTGTAGCAGATAATTACTAACCCTATCTATCGCCCCATCTATCACTGCCATAGGCCCCATAGCATGTCTCCACGTGGATAGAGCTAATAGCACCCATGCGACAGTTCTATTAGATACCTCCCTACTAGGTAGTACCTCTTTAACATCCCATTTATCTACACACTCTGCCGTGCAATCGTACTCTTCTAAGGTGTGGTCATCTACAGGGTAGTTATCATCCCAATACTTACCCATACAGGTATTTACCAATATCCCATCCTCTAATGGGTATGCAGGTTGTCTGGTGTACAGGGCATCATTGTATATCAAGTCATAGGTAGCATAAGTCGTGAGCGTCTTAGGTATACTACCAACGCGATTAGTTACTACAGTCGTATCTGATGTAGCGGTGGTGGTAGTACTAATCCCACAAGCATCAGTAGTGCTCATAGCAGATGGAAGGATAACAGTACCATTATCTAATAACCCTGCCAATAGTATTAAGTTGTCTAGTACTAAAGGGTTTAAGTATGGGTCGGGCCCATTACCTTGTACTGTCTGGCAAGGGGCTTTCACCCTACAAGGGGCGAGCATTATACCCACTAATGTAACTGCCAACTCTTCAATATCTACAGCACTATCAGTTGAGTTATGGTATAGGAGACTACTAGTCCTCACCCTACCCAGTGTAGGTCGCCCATACTCTATGTGATGCAGTATTACCTTATCTCTACTATAAGTGACTTCTCTGACCCTCAAGAACGGTATCACACCCACTGGTAATGTATGTTTACCCCTGAACCTACCATCCTCATATATAGGCACCCAAGTCTCTACCCACATAGGTTCATAACATGTCGGGTGTAAGTACCCTATATCTACTACATACACTGCCTTCCCATTAGACATACCACGGACATAGTACTCAATATCCCCTCCCTGTCTACGGTACGTAAAGCCATCATATACCTGTTCCTCACACTCAATACATGTACGGGATACTATTATCTCCTCTGACCTATTATCATCCTCGCACAAGGGCCAAGTAAACCCACCCCATATACTGTAAGTATCTATCTCCCTACAGTAAGGTGTGGGTGCACTATCTATTAAGTACTGTAAGATATCCACACTACACGCCCCTAATGTCATATCTACTAAGGTATAGATACCATCTACATAACAGTCATCAGTTACACACTCACTATCCACACACTCCATTGGGGTATATACCGTGTGTTGATATGGTATACGTTCTTCATGTATAGGTTGTACTACCCAAGTACCATCCACCCAATTACCTGTGGCAACTGGGACATACTCATTAATACAGTCACTATCAACGCACAGACTATCGTATGGGGTACTCAGTACAGATACTATTAACTCACTGCTATCACCGTCTACACAATTATCAGTGCACCCTACTTCTACCTTATAAGTCAGATCTCCTACTACATGTATACCCGGTACCCACACCGTATCAATAGGCCCACCTTGCATAGGGTAAACATTACCCTCACAATCCCTCCACTGTAGTGGTACCCATGGGGACACTACACACTCATCTACACACTCTGATGGGTCATACACTGATACATAGTATCCCTTCACATAACACTCTTCATCTACTACACCATCCTCAAAGGGCCCGCCCCAACATATGGCTACCTTCCCTGCACGTGAGGGGCATGTAGCTATACACTCTAGGTCGTAGCAGTCTGCATCCACAGGTATGAGAGGTGTGTCCTTTATGTCATATACCTTACACCAATCAGTACCAACCCACTGTTCTACACACTCACCTAACTCGCAATCAGTCATTACTACAGGTACAGGGGGGGCACCGCAATCAGTTAATACCTCCACCCTATAATTGGTTACGTACTCACGCCCCCATGCACTACAATCTACCGCCTCATCTACCGCACATACATTCTCCAATGATAGGTACTCTACTAAACAAGTAGGTCTGTAAGGGAGCATGCACTCCTCATCCACACAATCTACATCGTATGGGTAATCAGGGTAATCAATAACTATAGGGGGCACAGTAGTCCATATACCAGCACCGTCCCAGCAATCATCAGTACACGCTAGCTCATACGGGGATGTTGTTAACGTACCTTTAAGGCCTACCACGCGCCCCTCTAATGGGCCCGCTGTATTCGTTAACTCTATGTGTATTAATGGGCGCAGTGGGTCTTCACCATCCATTGATAGTGTGAGTGCCTCACCCCCTGGTCTCGTAAGTAATCCTATTAATGCCTCGTGGCATAGATCTTGTGTCGTATACATAACCCTATCCTCCACTCATAGTAGTAATGAGGATAGTACCAGGCACTAATACCTGCCCTTGCCCCGATGGCAGTATATCCGTATCAGGGGTGATGGATACAACCCTCTGCACACCTGCCACCTTTAACGCTGCACCCCTTATCATATCTAAGTACAAAGGAGCAGATGGTGGGGTGCTCTCTATTAATAATATGATGGCACCCCTCAATACATCACTATCTATATCTAAAGTACCAGATACTACTACTTCTATATTTACCGGTTTAGGTAACATAGGCCTCACTAAGAATGATATACCCGCTGCCTTTACTTCATCCACTACCACCCTCACCCTTGTCAGTAGAGTGGTGTCATTACTATCTACGTACACAGTGAAATACCCCGTGATAGGGTCATGCTCTGTTAGTACTACCCGGGATATACCAGGCACTGCCCTAACCGCTAAGTATATT